CAGGATCATCTCCTTTTGTTTCCATAGGAACAGCTACTAATGGATATAGAATATCCGGAAGCATGACCGAACCAGATGACACAGGCAATTATCAAGGCGCAGAACCAGACACGATAATTGGCCAACTGGATCAAACAACTTTCACATCTTCATCCGTAACATTTTATCAAAATATGAACCATTCTACAGCGGCCCCCAGTTCAGCAACCATAAACAATTCTGGATTATTATATTGGACCTCTCCGGATTTAAAAATAGGCCCAACCACAGAAACAGATCTTCGAGATACGCTTGCTACTCACTGCCTTCAACAAATGCAAACAGGTGATGAAGTTGGATCTTATAGAGTTGCAGTATCTAATCCAGGAGGCGGAACCTGGTCTGATAAAGGAGCATTTTTTACTGATACAATATACGCTAGTAGTCCTTATGGTGCATATAAACTATGGTTAAAAACAGCAAATACTACTGAACCATCAACTCCAGATAATTATACTAGATGGGACGGCACTAATAACGAAATACAATTAGAATCTAGCACTTCTTATGATGCTACAGCTAAATTAATAAATGATGTTTATTTAAACATAATTGCAAGAAGACATCTCGTATATAATGTTGCAACTTCAATTGTTGGAACAAATAAAGGAACTTTTTACGATAAAAAATATCAAAGCACGACTGATACATTAACTGGACCATCAGGGACACCCTCGATTTATACCAGAACATGGACACCTTCAGGAGCCATAATTGATTCCAGCGGACCCTATTATTTTACTACAAACGGCGAAAGAACACCAACACCATAAAAGGAAACATAATGATTACTCTTAACGAAGCATTTCATGCCTCTGATTACGAAACATGGTTAACATATTGGAGTCGATGCAAAGTCAATACAATTTTCCATAAATATCCAGATTATACAGCAGAAGATAATCCTGTATTAGTACGATTTAGAGAAATTCCCGATGGCGAAGATGTAGAAATACCTCATCCAGACATTGAAGTAAAACAAATCGAAACTCATCTAGACACATATTGTTTCAAGACACTACTAAAAGCATTACCCGAAAATCACAGAAACAAAACTTTAGAGGGAATACAACTACAATCAGCAAATTTTCATGACGCCATGGCTAAAAGAGAAAAAGATTTTGATGAATTTTTAGAATATAAACTAGCCGGTAATCTTAACATAGAAACTATTGATAACACAAAACCCATTTCATGGGAATCAATAAGAACTGCTTCAACAGAAGAATTGTTTCAAACAAAACTTGAAATATTTGAAACACAACCAGTTCAAGAAAGCGATAAAAAAGAATATCGTTCTAATATTAGAAAAGCATCATCAATTATTGAAGCAATGCACTGGTACTATTTAATAGTCAATGATATTGAAATGTCCACGTCAGAAAAATCAGAAGAAAAAATTCCCGAAAATATAGATATACTACTTGCTGATATTTCTTCAGAAACACTATTTAAATATAAATTACAGCTTTTCGAAAAAGAAGAAATTCAAAATAGCGAAAACAAAAAAGCTAGAAGCAAACTTAGAAAAGCAACTAATTTAATTGAACTATTTTCAGCTTATAATGAAGTGATATTATTAGATAAAAAAGAATAATCAATTTCTTCATTTTTAAAATGTACTATTTTAATATCATCATGAAACCCGTCCAAATAAACATATTCTCCTGGATACATTGCGTTTATTGAAGCAAGTTCTTTTAAATTTTTTTTATTACACATTCTAGTCACCCATGTTGATGGAAGATATTTCAATTTTAATTTTTTCTTTACTTGATCTTCTATGAAAAATTGTTCTCCATTAACTGGCCCTGTTGTTATTTTAAGGGTAATATAATATTGCGACCAATAATTAATATTGCCCATAAATTCATCATAAATGTATTTACAATCTTTCGGATAATACTTTTGAAATCCTCCGCATAATGAATAATTTTCATTCCAAGTATCTTTCCACCAAGATTTGGCTGTTAAAAATTCCCCTCTTTCTATAGGATAATCGATAGCTTTAGTGTAATCATTAATATAAAAAGTATCAATATCAATTACAAGAACCGGCTCATCAATATCCATATTCATGACTCGTAATTTATTCCATTGTAAATCTACTCCAGGCAATTCATCTCTAATCCATGTAACATTCGATATTTTTGAATTAATATAATCTTCAACTCTTTGATCATATTTGTCACGTACTCTAACTGCAAATACTTTTGTTTTATTCATTCAGATTTTTTAATCATATTAAAATAATTATAAACAACACGTTCTCTTGCAACTTCTCTATATTCCCATTCAATTTCGGGAATCCACAAACCAGCAGATGAAGCAGATTTTTCTAAAAACCAATGATGGTGATATAAAAAAATTTTTGGATCTTTATATTGTTTTTTAACTCTTTCAGTTCCAGCATATTCATTATCTCTAAATCCTTCACCGGGAATGTTTACGTTCAATAAAAATTCCCTATTCCAAATAGTCGGTTGATGACATAACAAAAACCCCCCATCTTTTTTAGCCTTTAAAATTTTTTTATTTTGTATATAATGGTCTGTTTCTTCGTATTCATCTAAAACATAAGGAGAAGTAAGTCGGTGTAATCTCAAACCATTCACATCATTGAATCGTACAAAATTTAATAATTTATTAAATAATATTGCATCAATTTGCTTAAATGGCCACTGGTCTTCTTGCATGTATAAAACATATTTTGTTTGAACCGAGTTTAAAGCAGTTATAAGTCTATCACTCCATCCTTCATCAATCTGTTTTGGTCCCCCATAAGTAGGCAACCAATCTCGTTCTTCGATTCCCATATATTTTTTACTTTTACCCGTTTTAATCTGAAGGATTCTAGGATCATTAAAGGGCAATTCTATTTCTTCATTACAAAAATATATAGGCCAATCTAAATCCAAAAATCCAAAATGATCAAACATAGTATACCAACCATCCCAAAAATGACTGTATTCATCACACGTATGAATTATAACACTAATATTATTGAGAGGGAGCATCGTTCCAAATATTACAAAGTAAAATACGTTCTTTTGTTTCTGGTTTAGTGAAATCATATTCTCTAAAGAATTTATCATTCACATAAATTGTTATATTTTCAAGATCATCTTCAGAAAAAAAATCTGTTCTGTAACCCCAATCAGCACAAGTAAAAGAAGAATAATGAACATTATTTCTAAAAATAGAACAATTTATTTCTCCTTTTGGGGGCATAGCAAAAAACCTATATCCCCGATTTGGTTCATACCAAGCAAGACAGATCCAGGGATATTCGGCATCAGTATAAATTTTTTGTTTTTCGAAACCCGTTCTTTGAACAGATGTTTCAAGATCTTTTATCTCAACATTTTCTTCAAAGGAATCTTCCTGCTTATTCAGGTAAGATATACCCAACACATAACCCAATAACTCTTCACCTATATGAAGACCATGATTAATCATCATCTGTTTAAGATGCTGATCAGAATACATACTCAATCTACGATATAAAAAATTTACATTACACGACATAATTAATGTCATAATCTGCCAATGTCTAATTTTATCCCCAACATAGTGTTCACCATCAGGCGCATTTAAATCTTCTGTTTCACGTTTATAAAATACTGCTTGTTTTCCTTGAGTTTCTATAATATCATAATTTTCTATTAATTCGTCATCAAATGGCAAAAATCCATCATAATCAAATAAATGGATTACTTTTTTATTAAGCAATTTCGCATATGTAACCCCTGCGAGTAATAATCGTAAAACTGCAAATATTGTATTATTTTTAAAAAATTCTCTACTTGCAATATTAAAAATAGGAGACACGTTACCTTCATCATCAAGTTCATAAGCATAATGAATTAAATATCCTTTCAATTCAGGATCATCGACCAACATATTATCTTTATCATAAATTGCATAATCTACTAATTCCTGAGTGTCTTTGTCAAGAGGCAAATGACTCGTAATCAAAACATCATACCCAAAAGATTTAAACTGTTTTATAAATTTATGACATACAGACTTTCTTTCTTCATCAGACAAATAAGCATGTATCAAAATTATTTCATTTGTTTTGTCTATCATATGTTTTAAATGTTATTTTGTTGCATTATCCACCCAACTAAAGAATATTTTATTCCTTTTAAAACAGGCTTTACTCTATGTTCTAATTTCGAATCAAACCTAAGACAATCTCCCACACTCAATTCTATGGAATCACTGTCTTTAATTTCAAAAGATCCTCCTCGATATTCAGCATTTAAAGGTATAACACATGTTTCTATTCTTTTACAAGTTGACCGAGCAGTATCAAAATCGTTATGCCAATGATAATAATTTAACTTAGAATATTCTGAAAACTGAAATACCATATTAGAACTATTAAATTTTTTTTCCAATTCAAAATCATTTAACCAAATAAAAACCTTAGATCTTCTTTCATCAGAAAATTCACTATTTACAACTCTAGCAAAACGAACCTTTTTTCTACAAGATACGATAAGATCAAAACATTCTTCTTTTGTCAATAAGTTTCTAATAATCTGTATTTTTTTGTCCATTCTTCTGTTTTCATTGCAGGCGCAAAATCATGATTAAATAAACAAATTGAATGTTCCAATTCGTCTCTATTCCAAGGATAAGACCAACACACTTTATCATAAATTTTATAATCTATTTCTCTGTAAATATATTCATCGATGCCTTTCCAATATTTTACTCTGCTATAATCTTCATCTTCATAAAATTTATCATAAATATGAACATGATTTCCCTTCCACGACATTATTGAAGAGTTTAAAGGGGTATGAAGCGAATCTCTCCACCAGGCAGTAAGAAGAGTAAAATCGTCTTTAATTAAATGAGATATGGGACCCTTAATAATTATATCTAAATCGAAATATAAATAATTTACATCATTAACACATTCTTTAAACATTTGCAATTTATCAAAAACAGCACCTTCTCCATCTCTTATTATATAAACGTTTTCATATTTCAATTTTCCATGTTCACGAATCATATGAAGAATATTATCAACATACCACTCATCATATTTATTTCCCGTACATACGAGAACAACGGTTACCATTTCCCTATCACCATAAATCTGTCATATAACGGTAAGGAGCGTTTTCCTTTATATAAAACATCTTTAATTTGATTTTTTTCAACCAACTCATTAACATCTTTTACACAATTTATATGATCATCTAACTCAAAATAATTATTTGATTGTATTGCTATAGTAGGTTTTATTGGATAATCTTTATAGCAGTCTTTCATTAAAGCAATATCAGCCATATGTTCTGAAGAAGTGTTTATTATTAATTGCCGTCTTCTCAATTCTGTACGTTCAAAAAAATCTCCAAATTGTGCAATTTTAAATTTTTCATCAAAGTGATTTTTATACTGTGCAAATATTTTATGACAATTTTCATCCAAATCATATAAATCAATTTGAGATATGTTGAAATTTTTCGACAACATTTCAATTAATGGATATCCAAACCACGAACCGATTATATCAATATGAAGATCCCCCGAATATTGTATTTTTTTTAGTTCTTGAGAAAGCCACAATTTAGATTCATATTGACCTTGAGATACGGAATCATCAAAATTATTAGAATACGACGGCAGATTATTATTAACCCACTGATTAACCCAATAATATGGAGTTTCTCGATTATCATTTTCACACATAGAAATTTTTTCTTTATGTTCTCCAATAGTATCTCTAATCGAACCAATTTCTGTATTGTGTTCTCCAATAGTATCTCTAATCGAACCAATTTCTGTATTGTGTTTTCCGATTTCTGTATTGTGTTCTCCAATAGTGTCTTTAATCAAACCAATTTGATCATTATAAGATCCTATTTCAATATTATGAAGACTTATATCGTTTTTATTTTTTCGCCAATTATAAATTTGTTCCATATACACAATATTGTTTATATTTTTTATTTTTACATTGTATTTCGAATGAATCAAAAACTTCTGTTAATTCATTATCATCGACCAGTTTATTAATCGAACAAATAGGATTACAATCACCATTATGTTCTTTATCATCACCTTTTAAAATGAAAATTCCTTTATGCATTCGACCCACAGGATATGTTTTTTCACAATTATAATGTAATACACAAGTATGCAATTTAACATCATCAAACACAAAATCATTACACCTAACATTTGACATATATCTAAAATTAATATCATAATTTATATTATCAATTTCCATATCCAATCCCCTCAAAGTCTTGATAAACTTAAAATTGGGACAACATAATACAGATATTTTTTCGTGATTTACAGCCCAATAGAATAAGTTTTCCATAATTCCTGTACAGGTGATTCATGTAATTCATAGTGTTTGATATCTTTCATATTTTTATTATTGAAAAGATGAGATGTATTGAACAATGTCACTTTATTTTTTAATTGATATTGTTCTTTATTATAGTTTGAAAATAGGTCTTTTTCCCACAAATTCAATTTATTATTTCTATGATGCTGATAAAACAAATATTTGTCTAAACTTTTATATGTCCATTTTATCTTTTCCCAATTATTTTTAGTATAAGTTAAAAGCCAAGAAGCTGTCCCTTTATCCCATGCAACAAATGATGAGTTTGTATGACAAGACACTCCGCGACCATAATTGAATAAACTAATTTTTTCATAATCATTCCAATAGTTCCATATAAATGTAATATTATGATGTTTTCTTGTTATCAATTCGGTTATATCTTCATGAACCAATACATCTAAATCTATCCAAATATTTTTATCATATTCGTCATTATCAATAAGAAATAATTTTTCATATGTAAAAACTCTCTTTGTATCATATGGCCTAAGTTCTTGTATATCCTTTGTTTCGATTCTAGAAGATATTCCTCTAGAATCATCAGTATAGCACACAAAATGAAATGGAACTCGACAATATTTCAACAATCCACCATACGTTCTATTAACATAATCAAAATTATATTTTGTACCCCACTTGAGACAATTAATTTTAATCTTATTCATAGATAAACAATGGCTCCATTTTTTTGAACGACTCATCAGGATCATCATATGGCACGTCTTTGACAAACCAAGATTTATCAATTTTATTATACATTATAACATCATAAACTAATTGGGCAAACTTCATGTTTTGTTCTGATGTCATGTGATTTAATAAAAAAATATCACTGTTGGACGCTTGACCAACTATATGCCCAATGGGAATTTTCACATAATCAAAATTACTCGAATCCAAAGAATCAAATATTAACGAATTCAATAATTTGGTAGAGGTTATATTAAAATTTTTATAATAACTTATATAATGATCTAAACTAAAACAAGTGAAAACTATAAATCTAATATTTTTAAAGTTGTTAGCTATTAATCGCAAAAAAGAAATATTTTTTACATTTTCATACAAAAACATTGGTCCTAAAGATTGTGCAATAATTTTAATTTCATTACCAAGTTTTAAAATACTTTCGAAGTTCTGAGACGTGTTCCCCGCAACTTTTTTCATGAAATGAGCATCTCCCGCATAATCATCTTCTGCTATTTGAAAAATACCATAAGCCGAATCATTTTTATTTTTCAAAAACGAAAAGTTTAGTCTTTTTTGATCTGACAAAGCCACAAATACTGTATCATGCGGTTTAATAAGTTCTTCTTCTAATTGAAAAACAAGTTTTGTTAAGGCATCATTGGGACCCGATCCGGCCTTCCCAAAACCCCGCACGTTTTCCTTTTTCAATACTGACAATCGATGAGGCCAACAACATTTGTCTGTAACATTTTCACAAATACAAGCAAAACTATCTCCAAAAATATGAATTGTCATTTCCACTGATCTCCAAATGTATCAAACCCTGTACCGCATTTTTCTGCACACACTATTGATTTTCCCTGTGAACAAGAACTCATATTCCAAGACTGTTCTATTTTTCTGAAAAAACTTCCTTCTATTATTTCATTTAATGGTTTATATAAAGCATTAATGTTTTTAATATCATCTAGATAATACCATATCTGGTTCTGTCCTAATTGTTCATATAATTTATATAATTTTCCAGCAGTCCAACAACAGGGGGTAACCAATCCCTCTGCTGAAATATAAATTTCTCTTGACTTTAAAGATTTACATTCTATTCCAGTACTGTCTAAATAATTTTGAAAAGTGCCGTGATAGTTAAGCAGTTTATCATATTCGTTTACACTTTTATTTTGATGTTCTTTTTTGATTGGAGGCTTAATTTCATTTCCTTTAATAGTTGTTTTTTTGAATATTTTATCATCTTTATAGCTTTGAACCCATCTACCAGTTTTTTTCTTTATAAAATCAAGACCGAATAATTTAGCCATACGTTCTGCTTCTTCCACTTGATGCTCATTGTGTTCAAATATCAAAAACACCCAAACACCTTTTCCGCCTGCTTGCGTAAACACATCCATTGAATTTTCAACTCGGGCCCAATCAACATTTACTCGATATAAATGATTCGTATCATCCAAACCATCTACCGAAAAAGACACTCTACCGTGATGTCCAAAAATTCCTGCAAGTCTTTTCCACCAATCATCTGATCGTCCTCCAGCATTTGTAGTCATATGAAGATATAAGTCTTTATTATTATATCGCAACCATTCATATATGTCAAGGGAGTCTTTTGCCGCCAGGGGGTCTCCATGATTGCCACACATGAGAAAACTAGTCAATTGTTGTGCTAAACTAACATCGATAATTTGTTTAAATTGATCAATAGAAATTTCAGCATTCTTTATGTGTGGATTATTGGTTCTATCACACATAGGACACATTGCTTGACATTTTTGTGTAGGCTCAAAATGTATATGTCTTATATCATTAAGTCTGTACATAAATCTTTCGCTTTTTCTAAACAGCTATCAAATCTAGGAGAACTAAAGTGCCCCTGATTATTAATCTCTTCATTGATATCTATATTTGTGGTATGTGCTATAGTATCAATATTCATTGCTCTAGATAAATGAGTCCACATTCCTTCTGTAGCAAAAATAAAATCAGACATTTGTAATATTTCTACATTTCTAGAATAGTTAAAATCCTCTAAAGGAAAAAATGTTATTTCTGGAAACTTTCTAATCAAAAAGTCTATCTTCATTCTTTGTTTTTTAGTTACTATATCTTGATTTTTATCATACACCAGATAACAAACTTTTTTTCTTTTTTCTCTAATATCAAAATCAATAGGCCAATACGATCCATCAGTCCATATTTTATTGTACAGCATATTAAAAGTATTATTATAGTAATTACACCCTGTCGGAAGAGATATTTTTTTAAAATCTTTATCGTAAGTATTCTCGTAGGTATTTTCAATCATTACATGAGCGTCTTGCCATGATATTTTTTTCTTTAAATGCACAGTTGTAATTTTATTTTTAGGTCTTTTAAACTGAAAAAAATCAATTATTTGATAAAAATCTTCACATAAAAGTTTCTTTGGCTTTGGATGAACGTCCAGTGATTCACACATATAAACGACACTATCACGTTCAAAATAATCCATTACACTTAGAAATGCAGAAACATATACGAACCTATCTCCAAGCCCCCCGTCATTCGGGACAAAATAAAAAGTTAAAGGATCAGACAAAGAGGATTTATGGAAAACATTCATATTTTTTTACATACCATTTAATAACATTTTTATAAAATTGCTGGCTATCATGATCTGCTTTGAATTGTTTTATGAAGGCACTTGTTGCATTATGATTTGATAATATTATTGAAGAAATGTTTTGCAATTCTCGTAAAGAATAATCTTGTATGATATTATCGATTATTTTTTCGTTCATAATTTTCTAAAACAATTTATGAGCATTTCCATAAAGGCAATGAGCAATTTAATTTCTTTTTTGGAATTTTGCTATCTGCAGAACTCACACACGCATCCGTAATACAAGGTTTTACATCATTAAATAATTTAAATCCTGTTTCAATATTTCCTAAAGGAACATCTCTGCAAGAATAAGATCGCTTAATGCTCCCATCAGGCTCACGAATAATACAACTACGATAGCCAGAAGAACACATCCATTCTTTGAAATTATTAAAATTAAACGCATTGAACCTTTCAGATTGATCAAGATACCATTCATTTCCCTCATCATCATTCATCACAATTTCAAATTCTTGACGAATATTTTTGAGTTTTTTTGATTTAACTTCCATATTTGTAATCTGAGGCATTCCATTATGTAGTATATGTATTTGTTCTTTTGTATATCCATCAACAACAAACGTTGCGGTAGGATCACTCTGGGGTTTAAGCGTTACGTTTATACCTCGTTCATAAAAATAAAGCAGATTTTTATATGTTTCATCAAAAGTTTCTGGTATCATAACAGAATTAATTGTGACACGCACACCATTACGTTGACAAAATTCAAGTTTATCAGCAAAACCCTCAAACTTGTCCAGATCAAGATATTCACGATGAAATGATGCGGTAATAGATGCTCTTGTAAATTTTTTAGCGGATTCGACATATCGTTCAAACCATTTCATAGGCCGAGAACAATTTGATGTCATATGTATAGAAGAATAATTAGTATTATGTACATCATCAGAAAGATGCTTAAGTATGTCTAAATATCCTGGATGAAAAGTGGGTTCACCCCCAGATAAGCTAAAATGAAAACTATTAAACCCTCTCTGTCTCGCCTGTAATTTAATTTCATCGATTGTTTCAAGACACAACTTAGTGGGCCTATGATCTTTCGTATTGCTTCTAGCATATGGCCAACAATACGAACATCTATAATTACAAAATCGACCTAACAGCCAGGACACTGTAAATAAGTCAGTATCCAACATTTTCCAGGTCCCAACTCGTTCAATTCTATCCCAAGGTATCTTGGTAAAATCATATTCACTTAATTTCATTTAACTCTTACTAATTCATTATTTTCAATTTGATAATTGTCATAATAATCATTAAAATTCTGACCCCAAATTTCATCTGATTTTTTTCGATATATCAAAAATCTATTAAAATTATTATAAGAAAGTTTTGTGTTTTTCACATAATGCACAATATAGTCGAGCCATATTTTTGCTTGTCTCTCATATAATATATTACCCGTCATGTCTTTTTTTTCTATAAGTTCATAAGTTTTTTTAATATCGTGTTCTGTTTCTTCTGCAAAATCATACATGATCAAAGACGGATTTATATACTTCGGAGTTTGCACAATAGACGCATTAAATTGTATTTCAGAATTTGGTTTATCAGTGGGAGGATATAAATCAAGTATTGAATCAAAAATATCATACAGATCTAGCATTTGATATATTGAAGTGGTTATTGATGCGCTTAAATAAGTATGTTTATTTTCTTTTTTAAAATTATATATATTTTGTTTCAGTTTTTCCCAATCACCACCATTTCTAAAATAAGGATACATTTTTCTTCCAGCATCAATAGATATGATTATAGACGAAGATTTAAAAGGAGCTAAAAGTTCTGATAATTTTAAAACGTCTAAATTAGGAGAATTAAAATTTGAATGAAAACTAATATTCATATTTTTAGCATTAGGATGTTCGGCTAATCCTTTAAGCGTAGGAAAAAACTGTTTTTGATATAACAATTCTCCTCCAGAAAAATCAATATACTCCAAATAGGGAAAATTTTCATTCAAATCATCAATGATTTTCAAAGCATCTTCTGTCGAAAGGCTCATTTCATTTTTATCATTCGGACCATGTCGATGTTCTGTTCCCAATAATTGTCTTAAATCATATTGATGCACTTCTTTATCAGGTTTATAATTTAATAGTTTAGTAATCCACCCAGAAGAATAAACCTTAGAACAATGCAAACATGCAAAATTACATGCTGTGCTAAATCTTAATTCTAAATGCCTTAATCCCTTAAAATCAGTTTTATGATTATTTTTATCATAACATTTTAATAATGGAGTGTTACAACTTTCGCGGTTCAGCTCAGTTGTACCCCCGTGGCTTTTATGGAACCAACCATCTATCGGCAAATAATCTTTTCTCATAGAAATTAAATTATCTCGTTCCATATCTTCACATGTATCACAGCCTGACGGCCACTTGTCTTGATATAGAAGTTCTCTGAGATTTCTAAAATTTTGATGATTAAATATTTCAGAAGGCAAAACAGTTTCATGTGTATAGACCAATTGATCTGATTGTCTAGGACATGTTGTAATCACGCCATTCTTATAATTTATTCCACCCAAAGCATAATAGCATTTTAACATTAAAATTCTTCATCTATAAATACATCTTGATTAGATTGCTTGCACGTAGTCCAACATTTTTCCATCGGATTTTTGTTCCAAGAGTTTATTACATAATCATATAATTCTCCCGTCATTACTTCATCAGGAGTATTATATTTTAAATTAATTTCAAGAGGCCCTCCCAATTCTTGATACTTTTTCATAAATCTAGTTTCTATTTCGTTACCACCATAGACCTGTAAATATTCAGAATTAAAAAAACAACATGGCAATAATGCTCCAGTATGACTTAAAAAAATTCTTTTTTGATTTCCATATTTACACACTATTTTATGTTCCATCTTTCTAGTTTTAGTCTTTGATTCTTTATTATCATTTCTATGGGAATATATCAATCTGAAATTTTCAAATCCTTCTTCTTTTGCTATTCGTTTTGCATCATCTATCAAATGCTCATTATGTTCAAATGCTATAAATTGCCAAGTCGCATGTCCTCCTGCTTTTATAAATTCTTTCCAATTTTCTTGGATTTTTTTATAATTAGAACCTATTCTATATTTTTCTAATGATTTTTGATCAACCCCGTCGATACCAAAAAATATAGATATTCTTCTTTCTCCTAAATTTTTCCAAAATTTCTTAGTTTTGGTTGAACCATTAGTTGATATGTTTATATTTACATCATCTAAATAATCTAAAATTTCTAATAATTCAGGATGCAATGTTGGTTCATCTATTGATCCACAAAAATTTATCAACTTGCAATTAGGAAAAGTTTTCTTTGTAATCCATTTTTTAATTTGTTTGAGTGATATTACATCTTTATTTAAAACACTGTTTACTTTGTTTCTTTTAATTTGACGAAAACATCCAGGACAATCAATATTACAATATGATGTCAATTCTATATCAATCCACTCAATCGTGTCTCTAGACCACATAAACTCTCTTTCCAATTAGTATTTCTTGCTTTATCTAGATCATTAAGATAATTTATCAATATATCGCCATTATCTGACCAACCATCTTTTTCAAACATATAATTTATATAAAAAGGCAAAACTTCTTTTGCTTTTTCGGTAAACATATATGAATCAATATTTTTTTTGATTTCATTTTTTAGTTCAATGGGCAAATTTTGTGCCGACAGGTGATACGGTTCTGTGACATGGTTTTCAAATAAAAATCTTATGTTTGGAAAATTTTCACGCAAAAAATCATATGTATCAATAAGATAAAACATACTCACATTACTACACGTCCATTGAAATGATACATCAAAATTCGAAGGAAATTCTTTTAGATTATTACACCATTCATCCCACTTCAAACCATATCTAAAATACTCTCCAGCCCGTTCAACACAATCAACCGAAAGCCTAAGTCTCACTTTTTTAAAATTCTCCATATTTTCAAATTTTAAAGAACCATTACTCACATATGATATTTCCACATTCTTAGCATATGAACTTCCATTCAACCGCTTAATAAATTCATTATGTCGTTTATTCCAAAAACTTTCGCCGCCTAGAAAATTATATCTTTTTATTTGACTTATATCTAAATTATCCCAAAACGCACTATCTTGCGATATCCAAGCATTAGTATCATACCCAGTTCTATGAATATAATTATATTTTTCTATTAGTGTTCTATCTTCGAGCCATCTCGAACTAACGGCAGGATTACAATGAATGCATTTAAAATTACAAATTGTACCTGTACGAACATCTATATGAAAAGGATGAACGTTTACATCACCATCATCCATTGTATGTGAGATTAAATGTTCATATTTATCAAACCACATGTGATTTTCATCCATGCGTTTACTCACGCCGTTCAATTCTTCAACGTGCTTACATCTATTACAGTTTTCAGGCCATTCATTATTTAAAAATGATTTGCGTATTTCTTTAAAATATAAACCATTCCATTGATCTTCTATACTACTGTTATCTAATTTGTTAACCCATTTCAGATATTCTTCGCCGAACTCCTTATTCAATGAATTAAAACTCCCCTCAGGAGGATTTTCAGATAGAGTGGGAATCCAATCAATATCTCGTTTACGAAACATTTGTTTCCATTGTTTTTCGATATCACTATAACCACACACTCTAGGTCTACCTGAAAGATTAGTTCCGAAATTAATCCAGGGTAAAATACAGGGCGTCATAATGACCTCAATAACGGTCTAATCCCTACAGGCTTATCATCATCCAATGCCAAATGAATTGTTTTTGTGGGTTTTAAATTAAAATCTTCACAAATTTTAAAATAGTTTTTTTCATATTTTCTCCAGAAATATTCTGGACCAAATTCCTCCATAAAACGAATTCCTAGATACATTAAAGGATGTTGATTCATATTAAAATTATTCATCAGTGTAATAGATCCTTCGGGTTCTTCACGAGCAAATCTTACACCAATTCTATTACCCCCAATACCAGCTTTACTCAAACTGACCGCAAATGTTTTAATCGCAGGATGATCGAAATTAAATTCAATATCACGAATACACCCAATCCAAGCAGAATCAACATGCACCGATATGTTTAATTCATGACATTTATCTAAAATTTCATACATATTTGGATGCATATCACCATAATAAGGAAACGGCATAGCAATTAACAATTCTTTATTTGAATTTAATGTATCTATTGTAGCATATTTTATATTATTATTCAACCTCCAATGGTATTTGTAATCTTTTTCAAAAGTTTGTATGTCTCCACATCTTTGATATAAATCATCAATAAAATGAGTACATCCTTGTATTACATGTTTCACAGGAAAAGCATTAATACCGCTAAACGTACTAAATTTATGATGTTTTAACCAATCAACAAGGGTATCTATAAAATAATCATCTAAACTCCCTTGTTGTGTTGGGCTATCTCTAAAAACACCAGCATAAAATTCGTTTATACTTTCATCAAACATTGGTTGCTGACGTTCATATTGCAACCATTCTCTTTTATATTCTCTATTTGGATTATCTCTCATTTAAAAAAATAAATCTATATATTCTTCCATTTTTTCAGGAGGATTGTTAGTTAAAATTTTTTGTTTTATGATTTTAAAATTCTTTTCAGAATACGAATTTGAAGATAAAAATTTACTCAATGATCCTTTAAGAAATTCATCAAACTCTCTATTGTGTTTTAAAATAAAAGATTTAATATGATTAGGTAAATATGAAATATTTAACCAAGCAGGCTCATTTAAAAAATCCCATGACCAATTACGCATTTCTACTTTTGACCAATTGTATGTTTCTTGATAAAAAGGAGCATTCAAGGTATGCATAACAAAATGAGGTATTATAAAAACTTTAGGCCTTTTATCTAAATGCCAATTATACCACTTATTCCAATTTTTTTCAAACTTGCTCCATTTGGTACCATATCTAACAAATTCTGCTATTTCTCCTATTCCATCAATGCTTATGTTGAGGTCTACGTGTTTAAAATCTAAAAGAAGATTTAAAAGTTCAGTATTGGGGAAAATAGAATTATTTGTAACCAACATCAAATTTATATTTTTTCTTGGGACATTTTTTAATAATTCAAAATTTCTTTTTTCTAAAAAGGGCTCGCCCCCAAGTAATTTTAAATGAATCAAATCATTAAAATTAGTAAACTCTGGTAAATTATTTTTTAAAATTGGACCAAATTGATTCGAAAATCTAGGACCACAATCAATACATTTAAAATTACACTTATTGGATAATGAAACTTCTAACGTTTTAAATACTGGATTTTTGATATATTTTTTATCAAATTGAGCATTAAATTGATCTCTATATGATCTCCAAGATTTTCCTCCATGAGCTTCGTCTATATCACACTTTTCACACTCGGGCAGTTTTTCTCCACTTAACATCCTTTTTCGTATTTTTTGATTTTCTTCACTGTCAAAGGCGTCTTTAATATCATTATATTTTTTGTCAAATGGCTTATCAAACATACAACATGTTCTATATTGACCATCGGGATTATGAACCATATGCACGAATGGGGCCATGCAAAATGTCATTTTATAACCTTTCTTTTAGCAAAATCCCCACATGACAAATAACATCTAGCCAAATGTAAAGGATGACTTTTATTCCAGGAATCAATTAAAATTTTATCATACCATTCTGATTGGATTATATCATAAAATTTCGATGTCCTTAAGTCATTTTTCAATCCAATAGTAGTTAATATATCAGTTTTTCCTGAAACCTGCTCATCATGTAAATGACAACACGGCCACACTCTTCCTTCTGAAGTTATGAACAATTCATTTTCTATTTGATGTCTACATACAATATTCGCCGCATCATATACTCCCTGCCTTGCTCGGTTTTCTACTGTCTCATATACGTCACTATCAATCTTTAATGATTCGCTCGATTTAAATTTTGCGGAATTGGCAGTATTTCTCCAACTAACTCTTATTTTTAATTCTACACCTAACTCTTCTGCTTTCTTTTTTGCTAATGGAATTTCATCTGCATTATAATCAAAATGAATATACTGCCATATTGCTTTACCACCAGCATCATAATACGTGTGAAAATTTTCCCAAACTTTATCTATTGAAACATTTTCCCTATAATCATTTTTGGTAACACCATCTATTGACCAATGCACAAATAATTTTTTATTACTCAATTTCGATAATGTTGCTAACTCGGTCCAAAATTTTTTAGATCTAGTTCCCCCATTTGTCGATATTTCAATACTTTTAACTTTTTTTTCTAAAATAAGATATGAACAAATATCAATACAATCAGGATTTATGATAGGATCACCTAACACACCGCATAATTTTATTCTTGCATTTTTTAAATTTACACCATCAAACCAATCACATAACTCAGCTATCGTTATATTACCCTTATGATAATATGCACCTCTATTATCCAGCATCGTTCTTTGACACCCAGAACAAAGAGCATTACATAGAGAACTAATCTCCAATTCTAATCTAAACGGTTTCTGTAGGTCCATCTAATTCCATAAAAATTCTTTTAGTTGTTATGTCAGTAATCCAATCACTCGTTTTTTGAGAAACATTTTCATAAGTTAATTCATCTATTGTGTGTTTATTAAATAAATCATCAATAGATGTTTTAGATTTTGTTACACACATCCCACAGCCACAAAAAGTTTTCGGGCAAGTAATCATTGGAACTTTCTTTTGGTATAAACTATCAGCAAGATCATCTATAATTTTATCAAATTGAGAAATTTTACCAAGAGGAGCTACTTCTCCCAGTAAATTAACTCCACACGTTTGATGAGTATAAACAACATCAGCCTCCGAATTTAAAAAAAGAAAATACCAATTAACCATGCACTTCCAGCCTAAAAAATTAGTGGACGGAAGAAAAAAAGAATCTGCATCGTTTGCTTTGAAACTCCTTCCACCACAACAGGGTCTTCCAAGTCCCCGTTGGGTGTTTCCTGTTTCAGTGACGCTTTGGCCTTTATATTTCCAATAATCACGAAACCATTTCATTTGATTTCTATCGTACTTATGAGTATACCCCAATTCAATAGATTTTTTATCATCAGGATGATCGTCTCCTATAATTCTTGGTACAAAATCTACACTATTTTTTTCTAATGTTTCACACACATCTACACATTCCCAAAAATAATCTTTATGAAACATCACATTAACTTTATACGTCTGTCTTAATTGTATTGCATTTGATACGACTTGTTCTTTTTGCTGTTTTGTTGCTTCACAATGATAAGACAACGACCCCCCGGTAGTCAATGATAAAATTTTATCTAGAACAGTATTACTAAACCACCCATTAGTGGTTAATCCTCTACTAAAATCGGGATATTCATTTTTTACATATTTTAAAAATTTAAAAAAATCAGAATGCACTGTGGGCTCGCCTCCAGTAAAACTCAATTTTTTAAGAGCGGGCTTCTTTCTAAACCGGTCATACAATAATGCATATTCTGCAACATTATCAACAGTTTTGCATAATTTATCATAATCTAAAAGCGGAGACCATTTATTATTTCGATGCGGGGGGCAATATGTACACGCATAAGAACATCTTCTACCTAAATCCCAAATAATTTGATACCGATTTGATTTATCCTCTATAGTTTCTATACTATTCATACCACTGCAACCATTCTAAATCAGGAAAAATTTTTATAAAATTTAAGTTTCTTTTGCTGGCAATCGTAAAACACCATTCAGCAGTTTCGGGCAATCTCTCAGACCAATCTTCAGAATTCATAAAAGACACAAGTCCTTCAAGTCTTTTTATACCATACGGCAATTCTCTCCATTGTTTAAAGTCAATATTTTCATCTTTAACTCCATTACATTTTTTCCAATTTTCTTCAAGCCACGGATAAAATTCTTCAAATTTATCAGATATTTCTTGTTTAAACCATTTAGGTAATACTTTACAATTTAATTGGGGGGGCCAATACGCAAGATGTAAATCAATCATACCCGCTCCAGCAGGAAATTTATTAAGCAATTTCCAATCTTCGTTCAATTTCCAAATTATAAATTCCGGAAGATAAAAAATATTAAGAGCAGTAATTGTAGTTGCTGTAGTCAGTCTAAGATTACCATGAGGATAATTGTCTAATACACGCATTTGAGATGTAATATCATTCCAACGAGAAGGATAACGAATAAAATGATTTTTATCCTCGTATGAATCAACGCTAAAATGAAAAATTACATTCTTAAACTCTTTCCACAAATCAAACAAACACGATTCCCATTCCAGACCATTCGAATTATATCTAAGTTCAATATCTTTTGCATACCCCATATCAACAATTTTTTCAAGCACCATATAATGCTCTTTCATGATTAATGCTTCACCACCCGCCCAATATAACTGTTTAAGTGTTGGAACTTGAGTATAGAATTCTGTCCAAAAAGTTGGATTCGATTTATGCCAAGCATATGATCCCCCAGACCAAGCCAGCTTACCGGATTCTTTTTCCCATAATTGCGAAGTTTTTAATCTAGGATTTTTTATATTTGGATATATTTCTTTATATTCCTTTACCCATTTAGAAGAATCATGAGGACTACACATAACACAGGCAAGTTGACATTTGCTACCAAGCCGAAGATCAATATATCGCACTTTAGGAGGAACAGTTCCTTCTTCTGTGGTTTCACCAATAATTTCTTCAAGCCCGATTTCATTAACCCATTTCGCAGTTTCCCATTGTCGTTTCGACCTATGACCAGCATCTTCTTCTTTAAAACATTTTAAGCAAGAGGATGGACGTTCTCCTCTAAGCATCATTTTTCGCACGGTCTTCATGTATTCATTGTTCCATGCATCTAACAAGCTCGTTGTTGCTAAATTAGCAGGCTTCCCATCATCTCTTTTAAGAACACCCGCTTCCGAAACTGTTTTATTTGTTGAATCTTTATCCTGAACCGAAGAAGCATTTGCAGTACAGCATACACGCATATGACCGTTTGGTCTAGTGGAAATATGCATCCAGGGCAATGCACAAAAAGTTTTTGATGGCAAATTTTTAGGATCGTTATCAATCACAAACATGTTATAATTAAATATTAAATATAGTTAACCGATATATTTTTATTAAAAGAAGGAATCATATCATGAGTAATATGATGTTGACGGCGATTTAATGTTTCATCTTTAATTCCGACACCCATAAGCACTATTGGCTCATCATCGGTTTTTAGAATACTTTTGATTTTTTCACCATCAAAACAAGCACAACAGCCCGTTTGATACCCCAATAAAGATGCAGTCAAATTAACCATACCAGCGGCAACACCTATAGACTGATGCAAATCTTTATCTAATGTGGCTTGATTTGCTTCTGTATCTTTCCCATGCATTTTATTATAAGTTTCTTGATTGGCATCGGTTCTTAAGTCATTTTTTGTAAATGCTAAAAGCAAATTTGCTAATACTTGAGGATTAGTTCTTCCCGAACCCTCGCCATAATCATTTTCAAAAAAAGTAACATCATGTATATCTTCAATTATTTCTCTATTTTGAATCACATGAACATTATAAAAACATATGTTTTGTTTAGAAGGACATTCCGTTGCGGCAATTACTATTGTTTTTAAATCAGCCTCTGGAATAGTTTTCTCAAGATTCCAATTTCTTTGACATCTTTGCGATTTTTTAATCGAAACTTCTATTTGGTTATTCATACTTTAAAATCTCCTGAAAAAGTAAATTCGTGGATGCCGGAATTTTTTTTCCGGTAAGATTATTTACACCTTCAACTATTTTTTTAGTATAATCGGGGTTCCACTCTTTACTATATATGTATTCTTTAAAATTTTCTATATTTATTGTTTTTTTAACTTCGGGGTGCAACGTTGCAATATCAAGAAACCCTTGCTGAAATATTATTTCATGGGGATTCAAATCTAACATATTTATATTATTAATGTCAAACACATTAAGTATAGAAATATTAGTTTTCCATGACACTTTATGAGATTTCCATTTTTCCAAATTATCATAATAAACTTTCCAATCAAATCCGACCCATGCCACAAATTCAGCAACATCTTTTACGCCATTACAGGCAACAGAAATATCCCATTCTGGCTTTAAATAATTTGGATATTTGCAACCATTAGTATGAATTAATACCTTTGTATGGGGTTTTATATTAGAAAGAAACTCTTCTGTTCGCTTGTCTTGAAAAGGATCTCCTCCTGACAATTCTAAATATTCCAACGAATCAAAATCTATTTCATAATCCTTCAACATCTCTCTATAACCCAAAAACCTATTACTATATTCGGGTCCACAAATACGACATTTTAAATTACAAATATTACTAAGGCGGACTTTTAAAAATCGCTTATCAATTGGCGTATTTTTCCAGCTATATTCCTCAATCATAAATAAATTCCTGTGGAGGGTTATCTAAAAAACCAAAAGCCCACATTCTTTCTTCACACCACCAACATTTACCACAATGAAACGTATAATTTCCTGATTCATAATCAGACCCCTCACAGCTTCTAGTGATCGGGAAAAGACTATATGTCAAATTATACTTATCATATAATTTTTTTATATCTTTTTTATTAATTTTAAAAAATGGATTTATATAATGAGCAAACCCACTCCATGATTCCAATGGCCTATCAGCAGATTCGTCTCTAACGTGTTCTTTATTTCTAGAAATTGTTTTGTCGTTTTTTGGGGGATTGCTTGTTATACCACTATATAATATATCAATATCTCCAGAACCAAAATTATCCATATCTCTCTCTTTAAATTCTTTTATTTCTCTCTGATATGGATCATTTATATCGGGATAATATACAATATGATCATTCATTTTAAAATCCAATGCTTCTTCAATAAAATCTATAACATATCCAGCATATATCGGATTCCAACCCCTACCTCTCCTCACGGATAATGGTTGAAATTTTATATCAAGATTTTCATCTTTTATTTTTTTACATAACATATATGCAAGAATTGAGCTGTCTGCACCCCCGGACATCCATTGTCCTATAGTTTTTGTAGTTTTTATGTCAAATTTTTCTTTGACATGATCTATTAAATGATTATTATTCTCTATCTCGTCAACATCATCAAAATATCCTATTTCAGTTAATTTTTTCATAACCGAAGAAGTATAACGCTTAACCGTTTTAGGTATTGATAGTTCAATGTTCATTTATTATGTTCCAAATTTCAGGATTTACATCTTTGAAGTTTATTCCTTGATGCTTATCACATGTTAATAAAAAATCTTTTATTTTTTTATATTCTAAATCAACTGCAACATTGCTATAAATTATATTATTAAAATCATTATTTTCAGTTAATTCTGTTATTCCCCAGTTTTTTCTATGCTCTAACGAGACTTGTTCAAGTCGTAAAAAATTTGGATTAAATAAAGGATTCATTCTACTTCGACCTCCATGATATTCATCTCCCCCCGCAAAATCATAAACTTCATTCATTTTATTCACGTTTAGAACTGATATTGTAGAATATATATGCACACAATTCCAATAAGAAATGTGTTTCTTAATATTTGCTTCAACATCATTCCAATTTGTACCAAATCGAATACATTCTGCTAGTGGACCAACAGCATCGATACTCACATCAACATGTACATCTGAAAATTTATCTAATTCCGTTAAAATCTTTTTATCAGGAAAAATACTTCCATTAGTATTAAATAAAATTTTTAACTTTTTTGGCAATTTACGTAAAAACCCCAATAGTCGTTTTGAAAAAAATGGCTCTCCACCCACAATTCTAACTTCTTTTAATTCGCTTAAATCACTATAATTTAAAAATTTTTCTTGAGCAGGTCCAAATGTTTTTCTATTTTTATCTTTATAGTAATGGTCTTTATCAAATCTAGACCAATCTTCATCCACAAAATCCCATTTAGAAGACAGTGCTGGTCTACAAATTCTACACATAAAATTACAAGTAAAATCAAGGGATATTTGCATTCCGTTTTTTATAGCGGTTTGTCTCATAGATTCATGTCCCTTTTTTTCATTAACTTCACATATCGAACATTCTGGAATCCATCCTTTTTTAAGTCGTTCTCTCGCATCAACCCATTCACTTTCGACATCACCAGTATAAATATTTGATTTCCATCCATGTGAAGCATCAAAAAGACAGCATGGTGTTACTCTACCATCCGGCGAACATATATCGATGTGTCCATCTAATCTATTACATTTCATAAAAAATTTGATTTGAATTGTGATGGGTTTGGAACTATTTTATTAATAAAAAAATTCATTATTTGATCGGCTAATATTACATGATTTTCAAAAGATAAATGATTATTTCTTGTATCGTTTTCAAAAAAAATTACATCATTATTTTCGACTTTTCTTTTTTCACAATAAGAAATTAAATTTAAGCACCTAGAAACTATATGCACATTATTCGGAACTTCTAATGTATAATTATAATTTCGAAAAGGATAACCATTACCCGACGACGGCCATATTAGAATTTTTTTATATTTTTTATGTTTTGTAAAAATAAAACTTACAAACAACACCTCTAAAATTCTATGCAATCCCGTTGAATAAAAAGACTCATAATCTTTAAAAATTTTATTTGATTGATCTGCTATTTCATCATCTATCATTTCAGGTAAATCAAAACTTTTTTTATTCATCACACTATAAATCATACTAGCATCTGACATCTTTTCTTCAGATAAATATTCTAACCATAATCGATTCATATCAGGTAAACAGATCAACAAAAAATCGCTGAATTTTGTAAATCCCATAAATTTTTCTAAACACCATTGGGCACCAACACCATGTAACGAGGTGTTCTTTACTTCAAAATTATATTTTTTTTCTAAAAGTTCCATCCACGAATCTGAAACATCAACTTTTGATTTCGGGCACGAAAAACTATCACCTAAAATATCAATTGAATTCCCAATTGTCTTCATCGATTTCATTTCTTTTACATTTGATATTACAAATTTCCATTAATTTTAAATTTTTCCAAAGTTTTGAAAAAACTTCACTCTTAATAATTTCATCAAAATCACTATATTTTAAATTATTTTCTAATAAATGATTAATCGTGTTTCCAAAAAAATTATAAAATTTTTGAATATAATAGGATGAACCCATCCAACAACAAGGCCAAACTGTTCCATTTACATCAATAAAAAATGATTTTTCCAATTCTTCATTGAAGTAAGTTGCTTTACATTTTATAAAATCATGTGATATATTTTTTTTCTTTACTTCCACGACTTCATGATTCTCTCTTTCAGAATATTTTTCATTAAAAGCATAAAACTTTTCAATTTTTGATATTTTTTTTGCTTGAGATAATTGATGCTTATTATGTTCAAATATTATAAATTGCCAAATAGCTTTGCCCCCATGACGTATGAATGTTTTATAATTATCTTCTAATTTTGACCAATTTACATTTTTTCTATAAATATGATTCGTATCTGATAACCCATCAATACCAAATACAACAACTGTATTATATTTCGCTAAGGTTTTCCAAAATTTTTTTGTTTTTGTACCACCATTTGTCGCAATCCAAATTTCTACATTTGGATATTTAAAATTAACATATTCACATATTAACAACAAATCAGGATTTAAAGTCGGTTCATCAATGTTTCCACAAAAATGTATTTTTTGTAAATTCTTAAAGTCATGGTTAATCCATTTTTTAAAATCGGTTAAACTTATAAATTTATCATTCAATCGTCTAGAGTAGGGGTTTGTTAAGTCAACAGAATATTCATGTCTTTCACAAGAAGGGCATTTTGCATTGCAAAAAGAAGTAAGTTCTATTTGCAATCTAGTTATATCATTTAATGAAATTGGCCACTTAGACATATTCTTTTAATTTTCTATAAACAAACAATGCTTCTTCAGGTGCTTTTTGAAATGTTTCAAGATACTGTGTGTAAATTATAAACTGTCTGCAATAGTCAACATTATAATCACTAGTGTTTAATATATTTTGAATAAAGTCATCAGTTGGCAATTCTTTTTTAATTTCATCAGGTAAATATTCTGGACTTAAATACTTAGGAGAAAAACAATTTGTTTTCCTCATTTTAATATCCAATGATGTTAAATATTTTTCTGTATCATCAACATTAAATATATTATAATTAGTCATAACAAAATTTGAACACACTCCACTTGTTAAATCCCCATAAGTATATTGTTTATGGTCTTTCAATAAATGCTTCCACCTCAAAGCATTTTTTTCCCAAATATCCATTTTCAAACCCAATCTAACCCACTCGCCAACAGGACCAATTCCATCAATACTCACCATGATCATAACTCTTTTCAATTTCTTAATAAAATTCGACCATGAATTATGTACAAATTTTGTACAATTTGTATTCATCGAAAAAAACAATACATCATAATTTACATGTTGATCCAACATTTTAAAAAATTCAGGCGAAAATTCTCTTTGAATTGTAGGTTCACCGCCTGTAAAAGACAAGTGTTTTAATTTACTAAAATCTACATTATCATAATTAGGTTTTATTTTATCGATCTTACCTTCACGATTTTCCCAAACAGTGCTTGATTCTGGTTTACATGTAACACAAGCAAAATTGCACTTATTACTAAAAGAAAGTTCCAAACCCTCAAGAAAAAAATCTTCACGATATGAATGTTCTTGATTGATAACTTGTCTTTGCGAAAGTTCTCCTACCGAATCATAATAATAGCAAGATCCACATTCTTCAATATAATCTCTATTCAACATGCGTTCACGTAGAAGATTCATTTCTTCTCCCATAAAAGCATCTATGACATTTGTATATCGTTTTCTAATAGGGGAATGATAGCAACATGTCCGATAAGTTCCATCAGGACCACCGGTCATTCTGCTAAATGGCGCCATGCAAAATGTGGTCATAAGAATCGACATTAAGTGCTATGAAAAATTGATACACGTCATCTTTAAATGCGAAAGCATCGTGCCATTTCAAAGTGTTTATTAAATACAACCTACCAGGTTCAATATTTATCTCTGATCTGTATATCTCATGTTCTTGTTTAGTTTCATTCCACATACAAAAACCATCAGTTGTATCTTCTGTTTTAAATCGTAAATATACACCATCTGGATTAGTTGTTCCCCATAACCTCAACCAGCGAACAGGGTGCCATGTGTCATAATGGGGTTTAAAATTCGCTCTCGTATCCCATTTTAAAATACAGCTTCTGATCATATATTTTTTTATATCATTCAATGGATCAAGTGAAGGCATATTAAGTACAGGGGTAGGTTCTGTAAAATCAACCTCTAAGTCTAATTTATCAACATTAACATTATTTTGTATGTCTTTATAGAAGTTAGTGAATTCTTCTGAGGTATCATTATATCCTAAATTTACAAAATTCCATCTATCGAGCGGCCAACACGCAGGTTCAGGAACATTATCTAATCTACCATTTTTATTAACTAACGGCAACCCAAATCTTGGCAAATCTGTAAATTTATCACCCCATTGTTTAAAAAACGAATCATATTGATGTATGTCATTTAAAAAAGATTCAACATCTATGCGCATATTTAAGGGAACTAAATTTTGACTATGCAATTCATTATATTTTTTTTCAGAAATAAAGGTCATAATATGCCTTTTTAGCAGATGCACTAAATGGATCTAAACTCAAATTACATAAATGTTTAGATAATTCAAAACCCCTAAAAACACTTTCCCAAAAAGTATCATAAGGAAGCGGTGTATCGAAATTACTTATTTCCCAGCAAGATTTTTGAAATGAAATAGGAAAACAGGGCACTTCGTCAGAGTCTTCTTTCAATTCCGAATTTTTAACCTTATAAAAATAATCAATCCGCTTGCTTAACCACTCTGAAAATAATTCATTTGTCGGTAGAGTGGCAGACAATAACATACCCCTTTTATCATTTAACAGTGTCAATTTTCTATATACACCATAATCAGAGGCTATCTGCAAAATAACTTTTTGATAATTGTGAGGTATAAACCCATCATGATCTATACAAAAATCTATTGTATTGTTCCAAATTTTGTCAGGATATTTTTTACTTCGTATTTCAAATTGAAATTTCATTGCTCATCACCAATTTAACTTTCCAATCAACGGGAAATGGTTCGTTATAAAACTCAGTAACGAAATTATTGGCCCAACACGCTAAATCGGGACTCCAATGATCCATTACATCAACTGAGTTAGTTGCCCAAGTATTAAAGAAATCGTGTTTAATATAAGTTTCCATTGTACGGCCATTCCAAAAATTATCATTAGTTATTTGACCACCAGTCATTATGTCAACAAACTCTCCAGTATCATATATCGGATGAAGAAAAGACGAAACATCCGTTCCAAAAACATTATGAACATGTATATGAGGAAAATTCCACTTACCACACATAAATTTTTTATGTTCTTCTTGTATCCATTGCAATAACCATCTATAGGCTTCATCCTCCGTATTGAAACACAACACATGATTCACATAAATCCCATCTGACCATATCAAAAATACAGGTAATGGCCAAATACCCTCGCCCTCTTTAAATTTATTTTGTGTATTTACAATTTCTCTACAGCAAGGATTTCTTGTACAGCCATCACGATATTTGTCAATAACAATATGCCTCTCGGCAGAATATAATTCTTTTGAATTAGACCAAACACGTTTTTCAACATTTAATCTTAAATTATATGCATACATTTATTATAAATGGTTAAAGATTCTTCAGGAATTTCATCTAAAATCATCAAATATTTCGTATATTCTATAAATTCCTTTATTCTGGTACTATTGTATATATTCGAATTAAATATTTTTTCTACAAATTCTCTATGAGTATCATTATAAAAAGGCATTTGCAATATATCATCTTTTACATTATCAGGTAAATACGCAACATTTAATTTTTCGGGAGAATAACAATTTCTTAAATCAAGAATAATATCATTTTCATCTGCCCATTTCATTGAATCATAAATGTTAAGAATATTGTAAGTTTGTACAACAAACATTATTCTTAAGCCTGTAAGATGAGGAGGCCTTAACTTATAATCAGGGTTTCCATTTCTTTCAAATTTGCTCTGATCAAACCAGGTCTTCCATTTTTTCAAATTAACACCAAACCTTTTCATAGTTAAACCTTTTCGGCAAAATTCTCCAACCTCGCCTATTCCATCTAAACTCAAATATATTAAAACATTATCACATCTATCAATAAAATTAAAAAATTCTGATTTGGGAAATACAGAATTATTAGTAGCCATAGTGAAGAATTTTGTTTTCCTGTCTTTAAAAAAATCGCCGGAATACTCTTTCATAATCATCGGTTCACCCCCCGATATAGTAATAAGATCTAAATCATCAAGACCGTCAAGAAGATATATTTTTTGGGGTTTATCATCTATTATTTGTAAAGGCTCTTTTTCCCACATACTGCTGGCGCTTGAATTGCAAATAGTACATCTAAAATTGCATTTATTCGATGGATAAATTTCAATTTCTGTTAGTTTAGAAACAGGTGACGTATCATGACAAGAATTAATACTCTGGCGGAGACTCATTAAACCTAAAGACTCTAGATGATAACAATATCGACATCCATCTAAAAATTTCCCGGTCAACATTTTTTGGCGAAGAGATTTCATTTCTTCGCCATCAAAGGCCGCTAATAAATTATCATATTTGTCTTTGGGAATAAAAATTTGTTTTTCGGAACACGTTCCATCACCAGTTGTTTCATTATAATGAGTACATGTATTGAGATTACCATTCCACCATTGAGTCATTCTTACGAATGGACTCATACAAAAAGTATTTGAATCCATTATTCTAAGGACGTGTCATTTTCCATTATGAAAGTATTTTCGATTGCCCAATCAGAAACATTATTAACATCACTCAAATAGTCATATACATAAGAACTTATCAAAGACCAATTCTTTTTATTATCAACATTAAAACAATGATGTATTTCACTCTCACCGAACGATTCTTTATCTTGACAATTACAAACCATCTTTCTTGGATTAGAAATATTATCATAACTACTATCCAATTCAGCTAGATCGGCATATGTTATGTCATTTTTACTAGGAGCATCTTCCCCAAAAAGAGAAGTGTTATAGAAGTCATCTAATGGCGGGGAATAAAAATTAACTGGTCCATATTCTGCCCAAAACACTGAATATAGTCTTTTTAAAAGAATATCAGCATTAAAAACTTCCCTACTTCTCATTGAAACATCAGTAGACCAAGATAAATTATATTGATGAAACATTGTAAAATACAATTCTTTCGTTTGATCATTCATATTTAACAAATCAAACGAAACGCCCTCATAAAACATTAAACAATTTATTTTAGTATTATCAGCAAAACAAAATAACCCAAGAGTCCCATTAAGATTAAATCCCTCTTCGTCAAGTTGCGTTGTTAAAAAGGGGGGGTATACATCATAATCAACTGACGGCTGATTATTAGATTCAAGCAACGTTAAATATTCATCCGCATTATTCCATGTCCGAGAATCATCAGGTAAGTGAGTCAATTCAAATAAAATGCATTTCATATTATCCTTTCTGTGTTAAAAAGCTTGAACATTCTTTTGGAACTTTTACAAATGTATTTAGGTATTTAGTATATTGTAAAAATTTCGCATGAATTAATTCAGATTCATCATTTTTTTCTAAAACATCCAAAACGAATTTTTTATGATTTTGATCATAAAATTCTGATTCGATTATTTCTTTCTTATATTTATTAGGCAAATATGCAGGACACAAATAGTCTGGTTCAAACGCAGTTGTTAACATCACACGATCTCTCATATTAAATGCATTTACATATCTAAGAGTATCGGTTAAATTAAAAACATTATAGTTGCTTAATACAAAATTTATCCAAGGACCATCATGTCTTGAAGTTTTATCATAAGTTCTGTTTGAAAAAAACTCTAACCATTTTAAAAAATTTTTACGCCATACTCTTTCTTTCCATCCCAACCGACAAAATTCTCCAACCTCACCAACACCATCCAACGAAATACCTATGCAAACATGTTTTAATCCTGATAAAAATTCCATCCATCGTTCATTTGGATACGATGAACAATTGGTAATCATTTGAAACCACGTATCATTATTGGTTTTACTCTCTATCAAATCCCAAAATTCATCTGTATAATACGGTTCTAAAGTTGGCTCGCCCCCCATTATCGTTAGTTGTATTAAATTATCAACACCATCCAACTCTATTGGTAATTTGTGTAAAATTTGACTATCAATAAATCTAAATTCTTTATTTCTAGACTCCCAACCCGAAGATGCAGATTCGTTACATGTTACGCATATAAAATTACATTTATTTGAAGCCGCAAAATCAAGCTCCCTCAACAAAGTAGATGGTGGGGGATCTGGATATCTTTCATTTATATCTTGTCGGCAAGAATATTGATTTGAATCATCATAAAAATAACACCATTCACACTCTGTTCTTCGTTTTCCTTCTAACATTTCTTGACGAATAACTTCCATTTCGTCACTTAAAAATGCATTTTGTATAGTTTTATAATTATTTTTTAATGGAGGATGATAAACACATGTTCTTAAATCACCATTTGGTGATCTTGTCATTCTTGTAAACGGTGATGCACAAAAATATTTGGTATTCATTCAAAAACCAAATCTAATTTTATTTTCCATTTTTCAGTCATTATTTTACAATTTACAATATCAATATCCCAAATTATTTGGTTTTCTCCATAAATCGATATAACCTCCCTATAGGTCATCCAACCTTTATTACTTTTTTTCATAATATTAGATATTCTCGAATCAGCATTTGTAGTAATTACAATATTTTTAGTGTTATCAATTTCTTGACAATGATCAATAGATAAGCCAGCCATCACATTTGAAAAAAATCGTTCTTCAATCGTTGGACCCCAACATCTTGGGCTATATTTTGTTGTTATTGCTCTTGTTAAAATTCTATAAGTATTTGGTACAAATTCACTAATATCATCTATTCCCGATAACATGGCTAATTTATCATTTTTAAAAAATAAAAAACATTTAAGCATTTTTTCAATATTTAAATATTTAATATCATAATTTAATTTTCGTTTTTTCCAATCTAATATAAATTTTTGCAATAATTTTAAATCTGTATATCTAAAATCTCTAACAATTATCATAAGTTTCAGTTCTGACCAGCTTATTCATCTCATTCACTTTTATTTTTTCAACTCTTCTCACATTAACAGAAGAATCCTTATACCATTCTTGAACCTTTTCTTTAACTATTAAAGCCTCTTCGTCTCCATCATAAAACATCCAAACTTTGTCATTTTTTATGGTTAACATACATCGATTAACAGAGGTATTGTCTAAAACATGTTTTTCAATTGTTTCGGGATGAATACGTGAACAGTTTAAAGCTAATATATTTTTCGTTCTACCAATAAATTTTAATTCATCATCAACGATATCACCCGATGCCCAATAAGAATCTTGTATTTTCCATTTTATAAACAATTCATTATCATTCACATAATAGTCTATTAAAGATGAAAGATTTTGTCCTATTTGCTGTTCATCTTCTGAATCAGAAATAGCAGGCGGTACTTCTGTTGAACCATACAAATGATGAAATTTTTTAGCTCCCTTAGAAAGCACATCTTCTTTAAAACCAACAGGAACAATATCTGCACCGCATGAAACCGTCATATCTGTAAAATTAAAATTTTTCCATTTATCAGTTCTTTTCAATACTCTATAAACTGCGGGTAAAATAAAAGCATGGGTTGCATTTTGAATTTCGTCCAAATAATCATTTGGGCGAAATGCTATTACTTTCAAATTACAATTTGTCATCAAAGCAGGCAAAACTGAAAGAACTGGATACCCTATCGAGGTGGCAGGTAATGACATATTAACAATATAATCATTATTCGTATAATTATTATATCTACAATTTTCTTCAGCAACCATTTTCATAAGCTCATAGGAATGAACTATTTTTTTAGGTTTTCCAGTAGACCCTGAAGTAAAATAAACAAAATCCTCTTTTCTTTGAAATCTTCTTATAATGTCTTCAGTTTCTTCTTTATAATTTACACAATCAATCATAATAATCTACTTAATGGTTTAATTGTTTTTTAGGTGCATAATTTTTCATTTGATTTAAATATATCCCCAATTGACACCAAATACCATCTGGAAACACCCACTGATAAGAACCAGTATATTTTTGATAATTATCCCAAATGAAATTACTACCGGAAATACTATTTGCCCCTTTCTGAGAATCAAGCCAAAATCGAGTATCATTTCTACTGCTTAATACATAATGAGCTAACTGAAATCTAAGACCATCATTCCATATTCTTCTCATTATACGATTATATGATTTCTTGCTATAACCCCTTTTTATCGTATTCACTAATTGTGTAATACCACTTTGAGTCATAAACAAAGCCGTCGCCTCAAGTGGATCAACAAAACCAGAAGATGTTCCAATAGCAACCACATTATCAGACCAAGGATTCTGTAAAATCATCGGATCCCACTGAATAAACCGTTCTTCTTTTTGTGAAGACAGGGGAGTTCTATCGAGGGCCTCATAAATTTCTCGAAATTCTTTAAGTGCTTCTTCTTTATTCACATAACGAGATGCAAATATATAACCCATACCCACACGATTTTGTAAACTAACTTCAAATGTCCAACCATACTTCCTGGCAATTGATTTAGTCACATCTGAATCATTGGGCGAATTTTCCATAGGACACACCCATGCAGAATCAACAAAATGAAAATCTGAAATATTCATTTTAGTAAAATCTCGTATAAATTTTCTACCAAAACCCGTTGCATCAATATAAAGATCAAACCCCTTAGGTAACTCTGAAAGTTCTTCCTCGATTAAAACAGTTTTTTTGCAATGATTTTTTACTATATCAGCAGAAGCCTCCGCACAGACATGATAAGCATAATCAGATCTTGAATCTGGATTATCAAATTCTCTATAAAAATTTTCCTCAATTATTTTCCCAGCAACATCAAAGTTGGTAGGATCAGCCATCATTTGATCAAATTTATTATTATCATTAAACCAAAATCTTGTGACAAATGGTTTATCAAATTCTGGCGCATTCCACCCCTCTTTATAATTTCCATATTTTAAAACGGCATCAGAATTTTTTACCCAATCCTTTTCTTCGATACCCAATTCCTCCCACCACCATTTAAGTTGAGGCAAGGTTGATTCCCCAACACCCATTGATGGAATATCAGGAGCATCATAAATTGTAATTTCCCAATCTGGTAAATGTTTTTCAAAATAACCCGCGGCCCACCATCCTGCAGTACTGCCGCCTACTATGCAAAGTTTCATGTTTCTACCTCTATAGGATCGCTTACTTTATAATAATATACAATTTTAGTTAATTGGTGGATAACATCTTTTCGTAAAAGTTCAGAATCAAAATATAATTTTTTCGTAGGATATCGTTGTGTTAAAACAACCAAATTAGGCAGGATAAACGTCATAGAAAACAGATGTTCACCAAATTCATCTGCTATTTTTTGATTATATTTTCTAAACGGATGAAATTCTATAAAACTATACAAATAACGTTTAATTTCTTGCTTAGATTTGAAATCACATTTTGTTTTAATAACTGAATTTATCAATATCATTTATCAACTCCAAAAAATTATCCATAATATCAGTATTTTCTATTTCTATAGAACCATTAAAATCTATATGCCAAATAAATCGAAAAAAATCGCCATATTTGGCATATATTTCCATTGTTCTATTAAAATTATGCTGTGCTTTTAAGTCCACATCAAAATCAGACAAAATCCCAATATCATCGCACAAATCACTTACCATATTAAAACATGATTTATATCGTTTTTTTAATGATGGACCATCATATATATTAAAATAATTAATAAATCCTTGCTGTTCTAAAAACTTGTAAATACCAGAATTACTCAAAACAATAAAGGGCTTTTTCCAAATCAAATTTTTAACTATTTTTTCCGTAAAAGATAATCCAAACGTAAGAGTTGATTCTTGATAATAATCTACATAACTCTGAAAATATTCAACGGGGGGGAATATGCATTCTGGAAAAAACGTATTGTGATATTTTTTCCCTATAACCCGTCTAGCATTCTTTGTTATATCTTCAGACAAACGTATGCGGTCTATTTTAAAACCCCTAACCACAACATCATCTTCGGGCTTTAATGAGACCTCATCATTTATAATCACACGATTTTTATTCAAATATATCGTTTTAATATCTATATTATTTCTCATATGGTCATTCGTATAACTCATATGATCTTCATTATACGGATATAAAGAATATACAATATTTTTCAACTGCATTACGTCCCCGACAGATAAAACTCTAAGAGCCGCAGGCCGTCTATTTAAATGACATACATGATATTTTTTTTCGAAATTATCATCTAAAGAAAAATCTCTCGACAAATGTTGTACATGCTGACAAATGACTTTCCAAGGAAATCCATAATAATTTTTATTGTGATCTATAGAAGTAACATCAGAATCTATTATATAAATATTGTCTTGTAAAGGCAATAATTGCTTAGGCGAAGAACTTGGACCAGAATCCGACTCAATTACAAATAGTCTATCCGAATCTTTTAATTTTTTTAAATAACTATCATATGAACTATGTAATCTCTGTATACCAGGAGATATTTCATTATCTTTATCTAACGTAGTAACAATATAATCCATTATTATAAATTCTAAGAATGGGTTATAACCTCAATATTTTTCATTTTTTTCAAGGTTGGAAATTTAAAATTTTCATAATGATGTTGTCTCCTATCTTTAGATAAATCTGCACAGCCCACTCCCATTAATAATACAGGAACTTCTCCCAAAATATCAGCTATAGCACTAGAGTCCATACACTTACAACATCCTGTAGCATATCCTAATTGAGTAGCTACGATATTTACATATCCTGCGGCTATACCAATTGCAATAGAACGGTCTTCTGCCCATTCATCATCATATTGAACATTAGGTACATATGTATCCTGCCGTTTCAATAACGGATTTTCATTTTCAGTAAACACTAACAATAATTGACCAAGCACTTGTGGATTAGTATAATATTTACCCTCTTCTGTTGTTTTTTCGTCAAATGAATTTTCTTTTCTTAATTCAGAATCATAATCTGAATAAATTGGACCAAATCCAACAGTTTTTTTATGAATTTCTTCTATCATGTCCCGGTCTTCTATGACATGTAACCGATAATAATTCAAATTTTGTTTAGAAGGACAATTTGTCGCTGACTCTATTAATAGCTGTTTGTCTTCTTCGGGTATAGATTTACTTAAATCCCAATTTCGCTGACATTTTTGCGATTCGTGTATTGTTTCTCGTATCATTTTGCGATACGAACCATGAGTTATTGCCATTATTATGCTCCAAAATTTAAATATTTATGTTATATTAATCTATAATAATTATTAATATTATAGTAATCTTTTTGTCTCCAAACCTTACCTGCACTTTTTAATAATCCATCTGTCAAAATTTCTTCGTTATAATTAGAATATGAGCATCCTCTAAAATCAAAAGAAATACGTGTATTGATAGAAGAATTATGAGGTATAGATCCATGTAAAATTTTACATCCATAAAATTTTACAAATTGACCGTATTTTATATTTACAGGATATAAAATATTATCAGAATGTAATATATACAGGGTATTATGATCATCTACATCCATTAACGGCATCCAAAAATTCTCTTCAAATTCAGGATGAAGTGCTATTTCATTATCAGTATGAAGACTATAATCAATACCGTTTTTATTTATCAAATCATTATCACAATATTTCACTGTACTTTTAGAGGGTACTATTTTAATTGAAGGCAACCGTTGCATTACAATAACGTTTTTGTTTAACATAGTAAACTCGCCAGGAGAAACATTTAACGCAAGTTTTAATATATTTTCACAAAAAGATTTCCATAATAAATTAAAATCAGCATCATTACGAAAATAAGAATATATTGTATGTATTAAATCACCATACGTGCTTTTTGGTTGTACATCACTAACCCAATTCCATGCATCTTCTGAAACATATTTCAAATGCAAGTTTTCAAGAGAACACTTCAGCAAATTTTCTAATAATTGCTTCCAATTATAAACACTTGTGTCATATTCATAGATTACACCAAACTTTTCTTCCATCATTAAAAAATCTCCATCCCCTCAAACGGCATATTATTATTTTTTTTATCCATCATAGGTTCTCCTTTAATATTCAATGACGTATTGAGTAACATTGGACAACCAGACTCTTGTTTCCATTCTTGCAATAATTGTTTATGCTCATCAGTTTCAACAATTTGGACTCTAGAAGTACCATCTAAATGAACTATACCAGGATACATTTTTCTAGTATGATTCAATGCAGTGAATGTTGTGTTCATATAAGGCGAATAAATATTATTTTTAAAATATGATGTCAAGTCTTCTTTTAAGATCATGGGGGCAAAGGGTCTAAAATTATCCCGGCCTTTTATTTTATTCACTCTATCTTTTATATTTATAATAGAAGGATCGGCTAAAATTGATCTATTACCCAAAGCTCTGGGTCCAAATTCAGCCTTACCAGAAATCACTCCCGCAATACCATTGGTCTTGAGTTCTTTGATCAAATTTTCTACAGGATATTTTCCAACAACGTCATATCCCAAATACGGAGAAGGGTCTATTTTTGTTTTAGTTCTTGCAAGAACACATCCTATGGCTGAACCACCGTCTCCTGGATTGCATGGTATATGAACATTACTAAATTTTTTATACAACAATCGATTGGCAGAAACATTTAAAGCACATCCTCCAACAACTATTAAATTATCATCTTCAATTTCCGAAATAATATCATCAAACACTTCTTCATATACTTGCTGTGTAGCGGAAGCTATTTCAAATTTATCCATAGTCAAATCTATTCCACGATGAAAATTAGTACCGTTGTCCCACAAATTTCGTATAATAGAATAATTTTCAAAAGTCGAATTACGATTTACTCCAGCCGCACCCATCAAAATATATTCTTCTTCGTTTGGTTTCCATCCAGCCGATTGTGTCATTGCTGAATAAAATAATCCTATTGATTTAGGATAGTTCCACTGTTTTATTATTTTAAATTCACCATAAATAACTTTCCACTGGGTCATTGTGGCCCATTCACCTATAGCATCTATTACTAATACTGTACAATTTTCAAATGACGATGTATAATACCCATAACACGCATGAGAATAATGATGTTCTGTGGGTATAGTATCATATTTAAATTCAAAAGGGGTTATCAGTTTTTGCCCCGCTAACTCTCTCCTTCTATTTTTTATTCGTATATCTTCATAAAAATATACTTTATTTGGAACACCCCAGTGTTCTTCCGCGAATTTGATAAGATTATCTGGTATTATAGAATCATTTTTCTTACGTGACCAACGTTCTGCATCAGATGCAAATACGAGTTTAGTATCTTCAAACACGGCCAAAGCCCCATCATGTGAACCAAAAGTGGTTCCCCAGCTAATCATTATATAACCCCGATAACTGTAAAGTTAATTTATCATATTTACTAAAATTTATTGCAAAATGTTCTATTGTGCTGTCCCAACAAGTTGCTTCTCCTATACTCCATCTGGAAATAGTTTTGTTAGAGCATTCTACTAATTGACCAAAATACCATTTGCTCAAAAAAACATTAATTCTCACTTTAATTTTATTTGTTGGAATATCATTTAATGGCCAAAATTTATCATAATGTGATGCATTCACTGAACCCGGTTTTTGTAAAATCAAAGTAGCATATTTAATGTCAACATTTAACTGATGATTTAATTGATTCAAATTAGATATATCATCTAAATCAATAAATTGCTGTAATATATTACAGTTCAAATCTGCATATCCTAATGCATTTGTTGACGTGCATGAGGTATCAACTAACCGAAAGTTGTCTTGAAATTTCTCCTGAAAGACATAATCGATTGACACCTGATCTATTATATGCATCATATTGTTTATTTCCTATTCCCATAAGTATATTATCAGTATATTCAAGCTGTAACTGATCACATATTTTTTTATAAATTGCGCCATAGTTTAGCCAATTGAAATCAAAAGGATATTTTAATATTAATTCATTCGCAACACCTATACTCAACAAATTTAGCATTTGTATTCCTTTTGAATTTAAAATATCAATACCATCATCCGAATTTTCTCTCTGTAACCGGATCCCCACTCTCAAATGTTCTGCCCCATAAAAGGATTTTGAAATACTAAATGCTAAAGTATCTATGCACGAATAATTATCAAAATCTATATTTATATTTTTAGACACGGTAGCATGACAAAAATCCAATAAAACAGGAATATTATATTTTTCGCATACATCTAACCAATAAAAAAATTCTGTGTGGATTTTACCATATCCCGTAAAAGGTACACTCATAATAAATGCATTATTTTTGGTCGTCTTTAAAGTCTCATCAACACGGCCAAAATTATAATTATTTTTCAAAGCGGCTCGATGATACATGAATTCACCATCGAACAATCTAAACGTTTTATTTTTATGCTTTATATAAAAATGATCAAAAATATGAACACTTCCATTAGTAATTTGGACATTATTAAACGAGGTTATATTTAAAAAATTGTTTAACTTAGAAGAAGAAATCCATTCCACAAAATTTTGTTTAAACGTGTTTATCAAATCCAAATCATATAAAAAGTTCATAGAATCTATCGACATTATGAACTTTTTAACTTCCGGATCTTTAATAGCTGTTAAATTTTTAAAATCATGCATATTCTAACAATCCATTCATTCTTCCCATAATTTAAAATGAGTATATTCATTGCTCGCATAAACACTTTTATGCGGCATATCATCTTTGTTATAAGTACTGTTACTCAAATAATAAAAAAAACGTATTGCACACCGACTAATTTTATTTGGACTATTTACGGTTCTAACAGAATGCCAATCTTTTATTTTACCCGTAACATTTTCTTTAACAATAAGTCTATTAAACAATGGAGCTACATCATATAATAATTTTGAATTAGTATTATTGTCTATATTATCAGACCAACATTCATGGTGCCCACCCCATTCCTCAGACCAATCAGGAGTTAAAAATAATATTGAGGACAAAGTCCGATGTAATCTTAATCGATCATTCCAATTAAAATCATAATGACATTTTAAACTATCTCCAGGCCGTATTATAGAAAACCCCGCACCAACTATATGAGGATCAGGCAACAATCCAACTATTCCCGTCATCTGTTCCAAGTCATATATCATTTCACCCGAATGCATCAAATCATATGTGATATTATGAGCAATAGGTGTATATATCAAATCACGATATTCTTCCATCCTAGATCCGGATCTAGTAAACACAGTCCAACCACCCCTTGGAGCTGAAACACATTCTTCATATAGTTTTATACACGTAGCTTCGTCTAAAAAATTATCAAACACTGCATGGGGTATACCAGATTTTTTATTACATTCCCACTCATTTTTTTTATTCAACATATTTTAAACCACCAAAAAATAAATTTAACAAAAAAATTTTTCCGATCTCCTACCCCACCATATACACTCTCTAGCCCACTTTTCTAAATCTCCATCATATTCAATATAAGGATCTTTCATTTTATGATACTGTTCGTTTATTAATGAAGAATCAAGATTATATTGTTTTTTTATAAAAACACATATTTCATCATAAAATCTACGTTTTTCTTTAACTAAATGAATAATAGTAGCTTCCTCATACTCCCAATATATATTTGAAACGTCTAATACTTTTCTACCCCAAGGTATTTTTTGTTCAAATACTTTTTTTAACAGCCTCTTTGTTATATAATATTCTTTATAAAGAAATGTTGTATCATTATTGATAAACCACATAAAAAGATCATCATAAAATTGCCTCAATGTTATTTTATATTCCTTTTTTAATTTCAGTGCAAGTATTCTTAACCACCCCAAAAAATGAAAAGAAATCATATACCATTTCCAAAGAGTTGCTTCAATATAGTCGTCAAACGACATAACAGTTGAACCAACAACAACATTATTCACATCTTTCATAAGCTCTTCTGAAGGATGATCATGATGAAAAAAAGCTGGAGTTGTTTGCCTAATTTTAATGCCGTATTTATTTAAATATTCTTTATCACCAAAGGGAGTATTAGGTAAGGCCACCATCACATATATACCAATATAATTATGATAATCAACATCATCGATCAATTTATACAGCCCCTCCTTAAAACTAGTTAATGTTTCTTCGGGTAACCCTAAAATTGTTTCTATGTAAGCAGGCATTCCTATTGTTTTGAGTTTTGATATGACTTGAACTAAATTAGTATTTTCATTTGTTCTTCCTATAGCCTTTAACGTTTTGTGATTTGTAGACTGTAACGCAATCGTCACACTCTTATTTAGACCAGCTTTCCACAAATCTTCAGCCATGTCAAAAAGATAGGGCTTTTTATGTTTTGCCCAAGTAATATTTAATGCGGTTGGAAATCCAATCGTTTTAAAGTTTTTTATCAATAAATCAGAAATAATCTTATGTTCTCTATACATGCCAAAATTATTAGCAATCAAATGCAAATATTCAATATTGTGTTCAGAAATCCAATTGATTTCTTTCAGCATCTTATCATAATCTTGTTTGATAATTTTTGTCCAATGTCTATCGCCAACCTCACAAAAAGAACACGTATAAGGACAACCTCTCTCTATTTCTATAAGACTTTCCCATTCATAATTATGATCTTTAACAGAAATAAGATCGTCAAAAAGACCATTAAGGTATGGGCTAGGTAGTTTAGATATGTTTTTTATTCGTTCTTCTAAAGGAGTTTGAAATTGATGTGTCGTAATACCTTTAACTGATCTTATATTAAATCCATGAATAATTGTTTTCAATATATTTTTAAAAACAATTTCGCCCTCATTATGCACAATAACATCAATAAACGGTCTTTCATCTAAAAATTCTCTGCACCTTCCGTGTTTAGGAGTACCTAGACCACCATACACTATCAAACAGTTGGGATTTATTTTTTTAATTTCAGCACATACTCTATCGCTTACATAAGTGTTCCAAACAAAATAGGAAACACCCACAACATCACATTGGGCCAATTTTTGAGCAGTTGATAAAACATCGAAAGACCCGTCAAGCACATAATGCCAATCAGCAACATTAAAAGAAAAATTATTTAATATTTCATCGTCTGATCTACAATAACTCCACACACATCCTGTAGAATACGGTAATTTAATTTGATTGGTAAAAATGTGGGACAGCTCTAAAAAGCCTATCCTCTTCTTAAATCCAGCGTTACACAATGAAATCCCCCTCCCAAAGTTCTAGAATGCCTCAAATACAATGGAATACTATCAATTCCATATTGACTCAATAGTTTTATCAAAGCTATTTGATTTCCATCAACAATAACTAAATCATTATTAACACTTAACAAATTAAGACCTATAGAATCACTTGATATTCCATAATCTATAATATCAGTTGAAACAATATCACTAAAAAATATTTTTTCCCAATCTTTGAAAAATTTAGGATAATTGTCTTGATCACATCTTAATCCATTTAATAATACAAGCCCCTCTCTTAATGGAATTACCGTACTATCAAAATGTGCGCCTGAATATGCATCACGTTCAATATGAATTTTATAATCAGGAAACATTCGTTGCAACCATTCTGCTCCTTTTTCGTTTCCACTATTGCTTATTTGAAAAATCAAATCATTATCAATCCTTACTACATTTGGTGCATCGAAAAGTATTTCTTTATTCATTAATGTTGATTGTGATAAATCAGAAAAATCAAAACTTACGTCTTCAACAATTTGTTTTGGAGCGGAAAACCAATTTGTACCATCATCAAATGCTTCATGCAAAATTTTATTATAAGACCAAGTTTCAAACATCCTGCTTCTCATTACGCTAGGTACTTCAACAATATTATTACCCAAAACTAAAAAAATGTCTCTAGGACAATAATTATACCAACCAGTAGTTTTCCATTTTGGAGTCTGAATTAGATGACGATGTTGTATTTTTTCTGGCCTATGAACTATCACACCACAGTCTTCCAACACTTCAGATAAAATATCAAGATCTTCACTTGTCTCTTCAAGAACCTCTTGATCATATGGACCAACATATTTTTTTATTTCTTCAATTGTTAAATTTGCATACATGAAATTTTTCATCGAAGAATCTACTGGAGGAATATGTGCAAAATCTGCACGTCCTACAATTATCTCATGAAGAGGATCATAATCATTAGTCGAGTGTATTAACATAATTCTCTATTTCATCTTGAAAGACTTGATACTTATCATCATCGCAACCTCTAAATAATTTATAAGAAATATCACTACATATTTGATAATTATGATTTAATTTATATTTAAGCGTACTTATAATACTCATTAGACCATTTAAATCCATTTGTAATATTTTTTCACACTCGATCATATACGCTTTTAATCTTTTTCCATATTGCCCAATACCATCAAACGAATAATCAAACAATTCATCATAAAGCACAAATCCGTGATCCGTTAAAAATTTATAATAATTCTTAGAAGCAAAGGTTAAAAATGGTTTTTTATAAAAAAAATTTTTGACTGTTTTTTCTGTAATATGTGTAGCACAATCTGTTTGAGTTTCACAAACAAAATTCACCGCAGATTTCAAATATTCATCAGGAACAATATTATACAAATACCAAGGACAAGTCTGATATTCTTTTTCTAAATCCACATCGGAATAATCTGCGGAATATTCTGTGTTTAAAGATCTATTCAACATAACACGGGCGGGATTTTTTAATTTTTTTAAATCTGGACTAAAATATATTTTTTTGGATGAGTTGAAATTATTAAAACCAAATAAGTAATTTAGTGAAGTTTCATCACCCGATATTTTATCAGTATTGTGCGTATGTGAACAATAATCATAATAAGAAATATTAAAACAATCATCAAGCAAATCATATTTAATAACTTTTCGGCGAGCCACTTGATCGATCATATCAATATAACCTAAATTCGAATATATAAAAGTATCATATTTACTCAATTCTGACATTATATAATCTCTACAAAATCTTCTTCCCCCAGATAAAAATATAGCATTGTGTTCTATACGAGGCTGAACATTATCTTTCAAAATATAAGTACCAATTTCTCCAGGAAAAAAATATTCATAAACAAAAAACCAAGGAAATGAAACAATTTTTAAATTTAAACTTGATTTTACTGATTGTTTTACTTTTTCATAATTTTGCTTAAGATGAATATCCGCGCCGACAAATGTAATATTAAACGTGTCGTCAAATTCATTGAGTAAATGATAAAAAAGCGCCCTAGTATTTCGCTTATGATATCCCCCCACGTTCAAATACGGGAACAAAGAATATGGTTCTGCATAATTATAAAGAATTACTGTTTTTTCAGCTCTTATTTCATTTAATATTTTTTTTGAAATATGCTCGCAGTGCAAAAATTTCATCTAATCCCCTAAACAAACGCTTTTTGTTCATTTATCATAAATTTCAAATAGTTAAAATCATCTAATTCAGAAGCAATATGCCATATTTGCTTCTGATTCGCCACATGAAAACAATTATACTGTATTTTTTCTCTAAATGTTTCTATTTTAGCAGTTAAGTGGTGAGTAGACATAGCTAAAATTGGTTTTATCTGTTTCATAATAGAATCAAATCTTTGATCAAATGATTTATCATCGAATGAATAATCAAACAATTCTTCATATAGATAAAACCCCGCTTTTTTCAAAAACTGATGCGAATTTCTTGCGCTTAATAATATAAAAGGTTTATTTAATGAAATAGGTTTAAAAGTTTTTTCTGTTAATGCAATGCTTTCATCAACATATGATTCTGTCACAAGGTCTATACAGCTCTGAATATATTCTAAAGGAACACATCTTTGAAAAGCATCATGCTTTGAAGCAAAAGTTTTTGATATATCTTTCTTTGATCGAAAATTTAGTGGAACTTCACTTTTTTTCATAAAAAGTAAGGGATCATATATTTCATTTAATTCTGTTAATTCATTTAATAATTCATTATCTTCATCATTATCAAAAACATCTTCCATTTGTTGAGGATCTTCAAATGGATAATACGAATACATAAAATTTTCTATGCCACGCAGTGCTTTGATTGTTTTTATTCTCTGATGTTTTTTTGTACTGTTTAATGAAATAACATTATATTTTGGTTCATACTCTATTTTTTTATCATCAACAGTTAAACTAAAATTGTTAATATTAACGCATCCTATCTTCGCATTTGAATGGGGTAATTCAGTTTGCGAAGCACTGGAGGATTCAATCTCATAATCATTAAAAAAACCATACATATAAGGATTAATTAATGGAATAATATCTGTTTTTATTTCATTACAAGAAATTATTTTTTTTAATCGGTTTAAATTAGACCATATGTTAAAATCTGAAGTGACATAATATACATTTTTATCTTTAAAATCCAGAGTTAAAATATTATATAAGGTATAATCATCAAACTCATCTAATGGAGCAAGTCTATCAGCTTCTGAATCAATGAAAATCACATTTTCGTCATCTGTTTGCAACACTTCATCTATAATTGTCTGATCAGCCGAAACACATTTCAATGTTTCTATAACATTTTGTATCGGTACTGTATCAATACACTGGTCAACATGTATTCTCATAATAAAAGTTTTTTTCCATAATGAATTATTTTTAGTGGGACAAGATGTTTATTGGTTTTAAATTCTCTCCAGGGATCCACAACTATACTATCTTTATTAAAATTAAAATCATAATGACATCCTCTATGGGCAAGTAAATATGTGCATGGAACATCATTCATATTTTCATCAAAACCCAGTTCAAAATTCGACAATTCATTTACATAATATCCCACTAATAACGCATATGAACCATCAGTATAACTTATTTTTGGCTTAAACGACTTTCCCAATATAACAATCGGTAATTTGAAACTCACTAATTTTTCAGCCAATCTCTTTGCTTGAACCTCTCTAGAAGTCATAATTGCATCAAATAAATCATACCCTAAGTCTAATTTATTTACAAGAAATCTTAAAGCAATATTATCTCTGGGATGACAGGGACCACCATCTCCCATACCAGGCTTCATATATAATTTACTTATAATCCTCTGTGATGAATTTGACAACGCATTAGCAACTACATCACAATCTACATTACCGTTTAGTTCTGCTACATCTTGTATCATATTAACTAAACTAACTTTAGCAGATATAAACGTATTATAAAATATTTTAATACATTCTGCTTCATCTAGGGTAACCAATTCAAATCTAGTTTTTTTCTTCTGTAAAATTTTTATATAAAACATTTTAAGATCATAAACAATACTTTGAAGTACATTATTCGATCCCATTATAATCATTTCAGGATTCAGCATATCCCAAGTTGTTGTACCCATAGCAATCAAATATGGATTGTATATAAAATTCACTCCTTTTTTGATTATTGGCAAAAAGTCTTTTCTACAGGTTCCAGGTAAAACTGTACTAATTAATACAATAGTCTGACCCTCTCTAATATATTCGTTTATTTGAAGTAAAGCATTGATTACGAATTCATACTGAAAATCTTTGGGATCTAAATGCGAGGAAGGCTTGGTTCCATCATAATCTTCATGATGAGGAGTTTCAACCGCTAAAAATATAAAGTTGTTATATTGTATTGCATCTTTTATATTTTTATGAATAATAATTTTATTGCTTTTTTTCTCACGCAAATCAAAACCATGCACACAAATATCATCTTGGGCCATTGCTTCTGCACATTCTAATCCTAATTTACCCAATCCTATAAAACCAACATCAGTCATAGATAAATTTTTCAAGTTTTTCTCCTTCGGTTTTATATAGATTTTTATGAAAGGTTTCAGTGAGAGTGGTATCGTAGAAAAAATTTGATAATTTATTAAGCAGAACATCTACTTTTATTTACAACTGGTTATTCTATCATATCAAACCACGCACGATAAAATAATGGATTACTCAGCTCATCGCCATAACTATCTCCAAAAATATAAACGATCATATCATTCGTATATAAAATGGTCTCTGCCTAAAGAAGGATCATTCCAAGTTGTTAAAATATGTTTATTCCAGATATCATCCAATACAACAGAGTCTGTAGTGAAAAAATTCAAAAGTATATTAGTTAAAATTCTATGATTACAAAAAGACAAATGATTAGCCCTGTAATTATGTTTATTGTCGTAATCTTTAAAATTAACAGATTCTTCTATGCTCACATGATATAGTGGTTTGATATGAATATTAAAATATTCATCATTTAATTTGCTCAATTCATAAATTTCTTTAACATTAACATAATCATGAACCCCTGTCCTATTAAATCCAAAACATAAAAAAACCATGATCTTAATTTTTTTTAACTGCGATAATACCTTTAAAAAATAAATGTTTTTTATATTTGCTCTAAAAATTTCTTCTTTTAAAATTTTATGAGTAAATAAAATTTCATATTCTAAAGATTTTAAAACAGTATCTTTATCTCCTCTTAATACATCCAAACAAATGGGTTGATTATATAAATCTATCGGTAGTCTATATTGACAAGATAAAAAAAATATTACTTTATCGGTTATTTTTTTAGTTTCAAAACATTCATAAAAATCTTCAAATATCGTATATGGCCCCAACCCACCTTCTGCAAAAGTATGAACTTTTTCTCCTGTTTCGTTCTCCAAAATATCATACCACAAATCTCCTGTTTTCCCATTGAAATAATGGGGATCTTTTGGAGACCCATCTATTGTCGCAAAACTATCACCGAAAATAAAATAAGTCATTCGTAAATATAATCCACCTTTTTAGTTAATTCATGATATTCATCTAAAAAATTAGACTTAAATTCTACCTTTGACCTTAAACCTTTTTCAAAAAAATCGATCATTGCTTTAGCTATTTTATTATGATTCACCTCACTAAAATGATTTAATCTGATATCGTTCATATAAATTTTTTCACCTTTTACAAACTTATATGTTACGGGTTCATCAAAATGACATTCTTCATGGTCATAAAATTCTTCTATTGTCAAAATATTAAAAGGATATTCGAAATAATAGAAATTTTTTGAATTTAAAATATTCAATTGATTATCATCATTAATAAATCCACCATTTGCTTCTTCAACCTTATCTATACCAAAAGTTAGAGCAACAAAAAATTTAGAATCTGGTAAAAAAAATTCAGACAAACAATATAATAAAAATAAATTTTTATAATTAGTTAGTCTCATTTCATTAGAATATGTTTTATAAAAAAAATCAACCCTTTTTTTATTCTCTTCTGATAAACTATCTGAGTACAAATACTGTAATCCCATATGCTTATCCTCTTCTGAAAGAAAATCAAAATCTATTCTTTCTGGGGCAGATAAAAGAAAAATAAATTTATCACCATTTAAATTGAACAACCCCTTTTTATCACCGCATAATTGCATAAATTTTTTAAACGTATAATCAGGACCCGAACCAGCTCGAGCAAAATTTACCAACTCTTCATCAAAATACTTCGAAACCTGACGATAATAAAGATACTCTGTTTCTTTATAACCCTTTCCGGTAGGTGCTGATCCAAAACTATCTCCAAATAGATATATCATGTTCAATATTCATTATATTTTTGTAATAAGCATTGTTTTTTACAACATTGCGGAGTTGTTTCTAATTTTTGCCATTTCTCAACTGTAATATATTCTCTAAATGTTTTTATTATTTCGTCTATTGAATGATGTTTTAAAGAATTCCAATTCTTAGGTAATCCATCCAAATATTCATCATAAAAAGTTCCATCTAAAAAATGAAATGCATGAAGAGTGCAACAAGGATATACGTGTAAATCACTAGAAATTTCTATTTCGGTCCAGTCATTAACAATAAGCCCTCGATCTCCATGGTTTATACAATACACTACTCTTTCCATGTGCAATTATCTTTACATAAAGGGGGACAGTTATCACTATTCCAAACATCTTCATTTAAAACCTCTTTAAATTGTTTTAAAATATTTTCTAACTTATTAGTTTTAAGCGAAGTATCAATATGAATTAATACAGTTTCATTTATAATTTTATCTAGACCAATGCCTAGTTTATTTAAATAAAAAAAACAACATGGATATATATTCAGACCCAAATCTATTTCATATTGTTTCCATTGTTTTAACTCATAATTATAGAAATCACAGTTTATCATAGATTAACATAGTTACATTGATGATCTTTTACATCATATTTGTTTAAAATATTTTTCAATTTAATTAAATTTTTTTCTGTTATTTTTAAACAATCTCTCTCATTAATTCTCACCTGCAATTTTATGTTTTTTTCTCTAGCTAATGCTATAACCTGTTCCACTTCTTGAAAATTATGATCAAATACTGTAAAATCCCATTTTGTAACACGTTGTTTGGCGGATTTAAACATATTAGCAAAAGCAAGACTGGTATTAACACCTATTCTATATAATTTATTTGTTTCATGTGTTAAACCATCAATAGCAAACACTAAAAATAACTTTTTATTTTTTTGTAAAAAAGAATTAATCCATTCGGGAGTTTTTAATCCACCATTCGTATACAATTCTACTCGATCAAAAAAATTTGAAGCTGATATAACCAATTGATCTATTTTCGGATGCAGTAAAGGATCACCCAATTCTCCGCAAAACTTCGCAACAATATTATCAGATAGTCTTATGTTTTTTAAATATTTTACATTTTCCCACAGAAAATTATCAAAATCATCTATTGACAAATGTTTTAATTTTAAATTTTTATCAATAGTTCTAAAACAACTTGGGCATTTAGCATTACAATATGATGTTATTTCAAAATTAAATAAAATGAATCTTTGTGCTTTATATCCATCTACGTGTACAACCTCCATTAATTACCCAGAGTAAGAGTGCTTACTCCCCCCTCATGTTTATGTTTTTCGTATAAATAGGTAGCCATACGTTTTCGCTTTTCGTTTATAAGAAATTTTGGTCTTTGATTAAATTTTAAATGAATAGTTATATTATTAGTTTTCGCAAACGACAATGCATCAGGAATTTCGAAAAAATTATGATTAAAAATTAAAAATTGCCAATAAGTATTGACCCAACCGTTTTTTGTATTAGCAAAAGCGGCCATATTTGATAAAGCCCGTTCCGTCCTTACTCTTCTTCGATATATTTGATTAGTGTCATCTTTCATACCATCTATTGAAAAAATCATTTCTAAATTTTTATACCGTGTACCGAGTTCTTTATAAAAATCAGATTTTCTATTTCCACCGTTTGTAACAATTTTTAAAGTTCCGAAAATAGAACATCCATAATCAATAAATTTCATAACTTGAGGATGAACCATAGCATCACCCAATTCCCCCTCAAAAGTAACCACATATCCTTTAAAATTATGCATGTTTTTCTCAATAACCTCCTTAAAATCCTCAAATTTTATATGTAATTGTCTTAAACTGGGATGTAATTTTTGATTTGGATCCACAGATGAATCCAGAGGAATAGGATCAGAATATGTTCCATATCTTTTACAAGAAGGACATGCCGCATTACAATAACTTGAAATTGAAAAATCATAAATAATATTTTTATTAATCATACAGTATATATTATGAATAATTATTTCTAAGCTCTATAAACTTATCAATCCAATTATCCCTATGTTCAATAAAAACTTGTGGCACGTCATCTGCTACAGCAATAATTATTGCAATATAGGGTATAGGTATACCCGACATTTCTTCCCACATAACAGAATAAGCAGAACATTGCATAAAATAATTATCAATCCATTCTTCTTTTTTGGGTTTACTAGAAGTCTTAAAATCGATTATGTGATTTTTTCCACGAAATTTACCAATACAATCAACTCTTCCAGCGGTTTTTAAATGATTTGAAAATAATGCACGTTCTTGCCCATAAACCAATTCTATTTCATCAAGAATTGGTTGAATACTTTTAAACATAACAACATTATCAGGTGTACATTTGTCAAATGACAAATCATTATTTAAATAATTTTCACAAAGTTTATGGACTCTTGTTCCACGACGAGAAGCTTGAGTGGAAATTTTATTGGCTTCTTTTTCTCCAACACGCTTTCTCCATTTAATTATACCTTCTTTTTTATAATTAGAAAGTATAGTAGTGACGGAAGGATACTTTTCACCAGCAGGAGTAATATAATATCTTTTTCCGTTTTCATTTAACGTTTTTAAGTCTAAATCTCCAAAAACATTTTCATGTATAAACATTATTCAATTACATTGAGGGTGCTACCATGATGTGCATTTTTTATTTCTTTTAACTTATCATTAAAAGAAGCATCTGGTTTATTGGGTCCTATATTATCATAAGCAAATCCTGGAGCAAAAATTCTCAGCTTAATATCACATTTTACACCACTTGAATGTGATGAACCCTTTACCTTACATTCGGGATGAGGTTGAGAACGAATTAACGGCTCTTTTCTCATATCAATAGGTAAAAACTCTTCAAAGGTTAACCCGCATTTAACACATTCGTAATCATACGTTGGCATAATATTATTCCTTATTAAAACACAAAATTATCAAACGAATTCCATGTTTTTTGACATTGACATATATTGTTGTTTAGTATTAATAAATTGAACTGAATCGTTATCTAATATCACACTAATATTATCAAGCTGTTTAGGAATAACATTATCAAATAAACACATATCTTTATTTCCGATTACATTAAATATCATTGGATTTAAATAACACGCTCCTGATGTTGCTAAAAGCTGTTTATTCAATTTATATTCGGGCTTAACTATAATTTTTTCTATTTTATCAGAACCGTTTTTATATTTAATGAAATTTTTATATTTACCATCTTCCATGGTCATATGTGACAAAATAGAAATTATTTTTCCATTATTTTTATGAACATTATAATAATTTTCTATATCAAAATTATATAAATTGTCACCATCCAAAAATAAAAAATCTCCTCCATCTAATTTATGACTTAATGATTTTAAAGTTTGAGCTGTTCCTACACATTTAGAAAGTTTATGTGTATTAATTTTTAAATCTGATGAAAACAATATTTCAATTTGATATTTATTTAATGCTAATTCAATTTGATTGTGATGATATTTTGTCGCAACAATTACTTCATCAATATCATATTTTTGCAACCATTCAAGATTGTGAAATAGAATCGATTTCGTTTTTATTGACAATAAACACTTTGGCATCATATCTGTAAAGGGCCGTAACTCTATATTCATGCCAGTACAATTCATCAATACTTTCATTTTTTAGATTTCTCATTATTCTTAGGTATTGATTTTTCAGTTTTCGAAAAACGGCCCTGATTATCTCTTTCGGGTTCGGGACTGGGTTGTTGAACTCCCTCCGGGAAAGAGTTATAAGCCACACTATGAGTAATTTTATCATATTTTTCTTGAAGTTTTTTATCCTTCATATACCAAAGATCATCAGCTTCAGAAGGATGCAACGAGCTAACTAATGAATGCCAAAGGGTTTCTCGCTTTAAGCTAGTCAAAGTTGGATGTCCGCCCTCGACAAATAAATACATTTTTCTTACTTCATAATTCAATGTAGCACCATCATCATTAGCTCCCAAATTTGGGAAATAACTATTTTGCGGTTCAAAGTCTTCCGTTCTTAAAGTTGGTCGACCTTCAGGAAGAAGGAATTTTATATCTGAATTAAAATTACATATTAACAGTTGTCGTACTGCCTTAGTGTGGTGATGCCGTAAATAATTAATACGTTCTTCATCTGTAGATAACTCATTTGCATGAGAAAAAATCTCGCTTGTCATTTGTGCAGTCATAATATTCTCCTAAAATTCATTTATTTGCTCCATTAAGATTTTAAGTTTATGTTTTATAAAATAATTAAAAAGTTTAGATCTACCAACTTCGGGTAAATTATCATATTCATCTACAATATTGGTTTGCAACCATTCAGGTATTTTAGTCAAATCTATCAACATTTCATTTCTACGATAATTACGTAACTGTTCACCTTCGCAAAAAGCATCAGGGTCAAGTTCAGACCAAACTGATACTTTTTTCTTCAATATGGGGGTTTGTCTTTTATCGGTAACAAACGTGTCGTCGGAAGACATAAAATTAGGAACACCATCGGTTGCATCACCCCTCAATATATGCTCTCTTAAAAAATTAACCGGATTATCACTATTGAGATATTTTTTAGAGAGGGGCGAATATTGAGTTACATTTTCATATTTTTGTAATTGAATAAAATCTTTATCACTTGATAATATTAAAACGGGTTCTGGAACAAAAAATAATTCTTCAATAGATGTAACAACTGCATCAGAATCATGACCATCTTTCAATTTACTCGTTTTCTTTTCTCGAAACATTACAAGAGTAGCAATAATATCATCTGCCTCTGCTTTATCTATATATACAACTTTATAAGGAAAATTTTCACTTAACTCTTCTCGAATTTTATGTAATATTCTATACAATTCAGACCAATCAAAATCAGATTTATCTTTTATTATTTTTCTATTAGCTTTATAATATTTAAATACATCTTTTCGCCAATTATTTCTCGCATCACAGCAAACAACTAAGTTACCGTATTCCTCGTTAAATTTATGATGATACATTCTTATAGTATTTAATACTGTATGTCTGACATAATCTTCAGACATTAGTTTTTTATTCATCATCACATTTGCAATAACGATTTGCGAATAATCAAGTAATATCATTTTATAATTTTAAGAAGTATAGTTTCATTATTAATACGACCAGTTAAATCTTTTTCTTTAGACTTAATAGAATCATATTGTCGTTTAATCACCAGTTTACTTCCAGAAAGTATCTTTGTTAATATACTTTCTGGTTTTCTTAATGTTTTACATTTAGAAAGGGTTAAATTGAATCCTTGAATAGTGCTTCCTTTTACAGATAGACCAGCAGGCCCATCGGATTTATACATACCAAGTTTACGATACTTTGAATTAAATACATACAATTGATCAGCACCAATAATTTCAGAAGGATTAATTGATACTATTTTATACTCATCATCTTGTTTTTTATACTTCAATTTGGAAATTTGTTTAATAATTGAAACTTGTTTTTTCTTTCGTGGAAGTTTTTGACTGTTAACATTGGCGGAATATCGTTCACAGTCATTAATAATTGCGTGTATAAACTTACCATATTCAATAAATTGGTTCTTCGTCATGTTGGCATAAGATTCTGCTACATAGTCATCTGTTGATACCAATTCTAGTTCTTTTAAATACGGCTGAAATTCATTTGATATTTTTTTAGCAATTAATCCTTTAATTCCTTTCTTAACCAACCAATCATATGTGCTTATGGTCGACTCATAATTATTATCAATGAAGTCATCTATGGTACCTTCTAGTTCAGTAGCATAGTGAACTACTTGTTCTCTTATATGATCTTGTATTGATGGTTTGTTATCTCCATTAGTTTCTTTTTCTTCAACTTTTTTCTGAACAACAACAGAACCATTTCGCTTACAAAATTCTATATAAGATTTAATTGTTTTTACATATTTTTCTGGAAGAGTTTCAAAACCTCTCAATACCATTCTTCCAAGAAATCCAGCAGTTCTTAAATTAATAATTGTTGAACCTTCAATAAAAACACCAGACTTCCCCCAGGAAGAAAGTTTAACATGTAGAGTATCTTCTTTAGAATATCCAGCATGTTTCATATAATCAATCAACCAACGTTTAGCTTGGTCTGCTTCACAAAAATGCGAATACCAATTCAATCCAGTCGCAATATCAATCCACTTAGATTTAT